GATGACTTACCTTCTTTCGCAAGAGGAACTACAAGTACTCCGTACTTTTTATATTCTTCTGTAAGTTGTACGAGTTCGTTTGGTGATACGATATCCAACGAGGATGGTCTAATATCGTGCACCACCGACATACGTTCAATTTGTTTCCATGCAGCATTAATAGAATTGATAATAGGTTCGTACTTATTTCTATTTTCAATACTAGTCCACTGCACACGAGTCCAGTCAGGCAGGACGTGCTTTATTCTTTGCATAACCCCTTCGTTGTTTAGATTAAACCTTCAACTTACTCTTTTCTTCAGCGATAATCTTTTGTAAGAAAGACTTCCATGAATTACCAGCTTGTTCTTCTTGTTGTGAGTTTGATGATTCACCAAGTGATCCTGCACCGAATCGTTCTTCATATGCACGTGCATAGCGACCAGTTTCGTCAACGTGATCAGCATGTCCGTTGGTCATATCAAATTCATCACCAATTACTGTTTGTGAAGTAGTTACTACTGGTACACTTTCTGCACCCTTTTCACGGAATTCCTCTGGAATTTCTTTTAGTACTCCTGTTTCGAGTAGTTCTTGTACTACTGCGAATTTTTGACCGTAGGCACCAGTTGTGTCTATATGGTCTGCGTGTAATCCGTCAATCATTTTACATATCCTCTTTAATGTTAAGGTAAATATCCGTACTTCTCTTTATACTCAATAGCGTAACGTCCAGTTTCATCAGTATGGTCTGCATGTGGTATTTGTGATCCAAATGCTTGGTTTTTAAGGTAACTGTCAATAAATGCTTCTATATTGAAGTTTCCTTCAAGATATTGCTTAATATGTTTTAATCTAAGTTCTACACCGCGACTATAACCATACATTAAAATATCTTCATATTTCTTTAATTCTGGACTTAATGATAATGGTGTCTCACCTTTTTCCACCATCAACTTTTCGTAGATACCAAACGCTACTTTCCAATTCATGCAAGTATCAGTACGATTTCTCCAGTCCATCTCAATACCTGTACCAGGACAGTGCGACTTACACATAATAAAGAAACGACATCCCTGACAACCACCATGCTCCTGTGGAGTATTATATAAAGCCATCTGACGTTCGAATCCGTCTACATCGGCCTTAATCCAGTTAATACCTTCCTTATTTCCACGACCGCAATTTGCTTTGTTACCTTGCGAGTCAATACCTTGCACCGCGTGTGTAGTATATGGGTCACACGATAAGAACGTACACGTAGCGTTATCATCTTGTGCTTTTAACATATCTTCCACATCACGGAAAATATCAAAGTGGAATGACTTTTTACCAGGAACGTTCAATTCTTTAAGTTCAAATTCCCACATATCAAGTAAGAATTCAATATTTTGTTCTGGTGTTAGGGCTAATGTTTCACCGACTGCACTATGGTCAATTTCTAATGGATGAAGTCTTGCTCCATCAACACCCCACGATTGGAGTTCTTTAATCCAATTCTTGAAACGTTCACGATGTTTTGGTAATCCATTCTTTGTATGAATGGTAATAATTAATCCAAGTGATAGTTTATTAGCTAAACACTTTTTAATAGCTTCAAATGATTTACGGGTGGCTTCTCTGGTCTTTTCTAATGACCCAGCCCAACGAGTATCGTTCATTTCATCGGGTCCGTCAAGGGACACTCCAACGTGAACGTTATACTTCTTAAACATTTCGATGTGGCGGTCGGTGATTAAAACACCATTTGTTTGAACGCCATTCATTCCATAACGTTCATAACCCCACTTAAAAATAGTTTCTAAATCGTCAATATCAGTTAATAATGGTTCACCACCAAATAAGGTAAAGTTATGTCCCTCTTTGGCAAGACCTTCTAACATTTTCTCTACAGAGTATGTTTTATGACGAAAATTTCCCGCATCGCGCATAGGATGTTCGTAGCAATACGGGCAACTTAAATTACATACTACTCCAACTGGTTCTAATTCAATAGTCATATAACCTCGTGATTAATAAATCATTTTGTAATATACCAAACGGCTCACCACTTGTCAAGCCCCAATTATGGACCAACGAATACTGGTTGGTCACTATGTGGTGTGGTGTTGTCCGTATGGGCTGCGTTAATCGTAGTGTTAGTATGTGCGATGTCGGTATGTGATGCTGGGGTGGTGTTATCTGTGTGGGCGGCTGGTGTGGTGTTGTCTGTATGTGCCTTCGCAATATCGGTGTGTGATGCGATAGTGGTATTATCCGTATGTGCGGCGTTAATGGTGGTATTGACGAACGCAATATCTGTATGACTTGCGTTGGTGGTATTGTCAGTATGTGAAGCGTTAATCGTGGTATCGGTGTGTGCCTTTGCAATATCGGTGTGTGATGCGTTGGTAGTATTATCAGTATGTGATGGATTGGTAGTATTATCCGTGTGTGCCGCACCAATATTACTATGCGCAATATTTGTATGACTTGCGTTGATAGTGGTATCAGTATGCGCCTTTGCAATATTACTAAATGCTATATTACTGAATGGTGTAGTACTATCTGTATGTGCTGCACCAATATTAGTATGTGCGATATTGGTGTGACTTGCATTTGTGGTGTTATCTGTATGTGCCTTTGCAATATTACTAAATGCTATATTACTAAATCCGATGTTACTATGCCCAATATTACTGTGACCGATATTACTATGTGGGGTATAGTTGTTAGTATGACTATTTGGTGTGTATGAATTACTGAATCCGACATTACTAAATCCGATATTCGTGTGATTTGCACCAATATTTGTATGATTTGCCCCAACATTACTATGTGCTACATTACTATGTGGGGTGTAACTATTACTGAATCCAACATTACTAAATCCGACATTACTAAACGGAGTATAGCTGTTACTGAATCCAACATTACTGAATCCAATATTAGTATGACTTGTAGCCACATTAGTATGTGATGCAGCATTGTAAAAATTTGAATGCGACATATTATTTATCCGTTAAACATAATTAGAACGAAGGACCACCTTGGTAACTGTTACCGTGATTATTTGGTGTGTAACTATTAGCAAATGGTGTATAACTATTACTAAACCCAACATTACTGTGTCCAATATTGGTATGACTTGCACCGACATTACTATGTGCTACATTACTATGTCCAATATTAGTATGACTTACACCAATATTACTAAATCCAACATTACTAAATGGAGTATAACTATTGGTAAATCCAGTATAACTGTTACTGAACCCGACATTACTGTGTGCGATATTGGTATGACTTGCGTTAGTAGTATTATCTGTATGTGCCTTTGCGATATTGCTGAATCCGATATTACTGAATCCAATATTACTAAATCCTATGTTACTATGTCCGATATTACTATGCGGCGTGTAATTGTTGGTATGATTATTTCCGGTATAACTATTGACGAATGCTGTATTACTAAATGGTGTAGTGTTATCGGTATGTGCTGCACCGATATTGGTGTGACCGATATTACTATGTGGAGTATAGCTGTTAGTATGACTATTTGGTGTGTATGAATTACTAAATGCTATATTACTAAATGGAGTCGTATTATCGGTATGTGCAGCTGGTGTGGTGTTGTCTGTATGCGCTGCGTTAATCGTTGTGTTAGTGTGTGGAGTATAGTTGTTGGTATGTGATGCGTTGATTGTGGTATCGGTATGTGCTGCGTTAATCGTGGTGTTGGTGTGTGCGATATCTGTGTGACTTGCGTTGGTGGTATTATCAGTATGTGCTGCGTTAATCGTGGTGTTTGTATGCGGAGTATAGTTGTTTGTATGTGCTGCTATCGTCGTGTTGTCTGTATGTGCTGCGTTAATCGTGGTATTGACGAACGCGATATCTGTGTGGGATGCTGGGGTGGTATTGTCCGTATGTGCTGCGGTTACGTCTGTATGACCACGACGAACATTACCAGCGGTAGAAATCCAATTCCAAAATGTGGTTTGCACCCATGCCGATCCAACCTTTGCTCCTGATGCCGCTCCCAAATCACTTGATGCAATAGTGCGGTCAACACCGGTAGCGGAAATATAATGGAAATCATTTCCGTCTACCCAGATTGAACCCGCCTTTGCTCCCGCAGGACTGGAACCCGCAGTACCTGTATAATAGTACTCGTTTCCTGTTGCATCAATAAATCTAAAGGTTTCTCCATCAACCCAAATACTACCAGGTGCCTTTGGCATATATTAAAATCTCCACATAACGTCTACCTTCATATAAGTAGTATTTTTTACACCTACAATCAAGAAAATGACGTTAGACACAAGTAAATGTTCCTAAACAACCTACAGGTCTTGCTGCACAAACCACAGAATATATACTACTATTTGGATTAGTATAGAAATTTGACCCAGATGAAGGGGATCCTTCAGTACAGGTAACAAACCCAGCCGGACATTCTGCATCAACTCCACGAGAACCCTGTGGTCCTGTTGGTCCTTGGACTCCTGTAGTACCTCCCACTCCACCCGTTCCTGCCGATGCAGCTGCTGCGGATATACCAGTAACACCTATTACACCCGTTGCACCTTGTGGACCTGACGGACCTGTGGAACCTGTGGTGGGTAATCCTACTGGTCCTGTTGGGCCTGTAATACCAACAAGATTTGTTAATCCTGTTGGTCCTGTAATACCGATTACCCCTGTTGCACCAGTAATACCCACCACACCCGTTGCACCAGTAGCTCCAGTTGCTCCAGTTGGTCCTGTAGAACCCGATGCGAATGATGCGATGCCTGTTACACCACTAATACCCGTAATACCAATTACACCCGTGATACCAGTTGGTCCTGTTGGACCTGTACTACCTGTTACACCCGTTGCACCAGTAATACCTGTTATACCTATTGTCCCCGCAGGTCCAGTTGGTCCTGTTGGACCTGAACTTGTTAATCCTGTTGGTCCTGTTGCACCTGTTGGACCTGTAGAACCTGAACCAGCTTGTCCTTGTGGTCCTGTTGGTCCTGATGGTCCACGAACACCTGTTGGTCCTGTTGGTCCTGGTCCGTAAGATGCGGTTAACACATTTACATTCACCGCATACGTTGCGACAAACGCTAAACTACTGGTGAGTGAGAAGCTTGATGTGGTTGGTGTACCAAGTGGAAAAAATTGCGTCATATTCTCGTATTATAGGAATGCGTTACTATGGGCTGCCGCAACATTTGAGTGTGGAGTATAACTATTACTAAATGATGTAGTGTTATCTGTATGTGCCGCTGGTGTGGTGCTGACGATATTAGTGTGTGATGCGTTAATGGTTGTATCTGTATGTGCTTTTGCTATATCTGTATGACTTGCATTTATTGTAATATCATCATGTGATGCATTAATGGTGATATTTGAGAATGCGATATCACTATGCGATGCTGGTGTCGTATTATCACTATGCGATGGACCTGTATAATTGTCCGTGTGACTTGCGTTGATTGTAGAATCTACATGTCCCGTATCATTATGTGATAGGTTAGTAGTATTGTCCGTATGTGCGGCAGAAATGTTGCTATGACTGATATTACTATGTGATATATTGGTGTGTCCTTGTGCGATATTACTAAATCCTACGTTACTAAATGCTGTATTACTGTGTGCAATATTTGTATGCGATGCTCCAATATTACTATGTGGTGTGTAACTATTTGAAAAAGAAATATTACTAAATGGTGTGGTACTGTTAACAAATGATATATTACTGTGTGGTGTGTTGGTATGTGCTGTAAATGTTGTATTGTCTGTGTGTGCTGCGGGAATAGTGCTATTAGTAAATGCAATATTACCATGCGGAAGTGTATTATCCGTATGTGAAGAATTAATAGTAACGTCAGTATGCGCGGCAGAAACGTTACTAAATCCTATATCACTATGTGCTATGTTTGTATGAGTAGGACCTGGCATTAGTTATTCCCTATTATAAACATTTTATTATGTACCTACACATATATTATCTTGACATCCACAGTTTGGATAACAAGCGCAGAATTCGTCACATTCTGCTGCATTACCACCAGGACACTGTGAGCACTGTGCCGGAGTGTAAGAATCGACATGCGGTGAATCTGCATGTGCAATATTCGAATGTAGTGTTGTATTATCTGCGTGTGAATTGTTAATTGTACTATCAGTATGTGCCGAGCTATTGTTGGTGTGTGCGATATCAGTATGTGCTGGATTTGTAGTATTATCTGTGTGATTATTACTTGTGTAATTATTTGCGAATGCTATGTTACTAAAATCAATATCAGTATGTGACTTCGGTGTATCGGTATGCGCTATATTTGTATGTGCTTTTGCGATATTACTAAATGGTATTGTAGTATTTGTAAATCCACCATCACTATGTGCGATGTTACTGTGTGCGATATTAGTGTGTGGAGTGTAACTATTGGAAAATGCTATGTTGCTGAATGCTATGTTACTAAACGAAGTGGTGTTGTCGGTATGTGCTGCAGGAATAGTTGCATTTTGATGTGCAATATTAGTATGCGCCGCAGGAGTAGTATTATCCGTGTGCGCAGCGGTACTATTGGTATGCGACCCTGCTGCGTTGGTGTGCGATGCGGCTATATAAAAATTAGAATGAGCCATAACTATATCCGATTAGAACGGATTACCTCCGCCGTATGAATTTCCATGATTATTGGTGGTATAACTATTACCGTGTGGTGTGTAATTGTCTGTGTGGAAGTTTGTTGTATTATCAGTATGACTTGCGTTAATTGTAATATTAGAATGTGAAATATCAGAATGTGACGCGTTTATTGTAATATTACTATGTGATGCGTTGATTGTAGTATTGGTGTGTGGTGTATAATTGTCCGTATGTGATGCTGGTGTAGTACTGACAATATCCGAGTGTGATGGATTGGTGGTATTGTCTGTATGCGCGGCCGTAATATTAGTATGACTTTGTGCAATATCACTATGCGGAACCGTAACGTCAGAATGTGTTTGGTTACATGAACCTGTTACGAAAAATACTGCACGACCTGGTGCACCTTGTATACCTGTTGCTCCTACGACACCAGTTGCACCCGTTGCTCCTGTTGGACCTGAAATACCGAACGTATTTGGTCCTGTTGCACCTTGTGGTCCTGTTGCTCCAGTTGCACCCGTTGGACCTACTGGACCTGTTGGACCTGTAGAACCCGATGGCCCCGTTGGTCCTGTTGCACCCGTTGGACCGACACCAGTTGGACCTGTGGACCCTTGTACTCCAGTCGGACCCGAAGATCCTGTTGGTCCTGTAACACCCGATACACCGATTGCGCCCGCGGTCGTACTTATACTACCTGTTGGACCTGTTGGACCTGTTGCTCCCGTTGCACCAGTTGCACCACGAATACCAGATGGTCCAGTAATACCGATTACACCAGTTGCTCCAGTAGGACCTGTTGGACCCGTTGGCCCCGATATACCACTTGGACCACTTGGACCTGTTGGACCTGTTGATCCTGATGTTTGTGGTCCAGTAGAACCCGATACACCCAATACACCAGTTGACCCAGAAACACCAGTTGGTCCAGTTGGGCCTGTTGCTCCCGTTGCACCAGTTGGTCCCGATACACCTGTTGGTCCTGAAAATCCGCCTAATGCAAATGACGCCGTTAAGAATCCCGAACCACTATTGATAGCCGTCGATGCGGTTGCCGTAGTACCGACAACCGAAATAGCGAACGAACTCGTGGTTGGTGCCCCAAATGGGAAAAACTTAAACGTCATAACTATTACTCTCTATTATGGTGTGTTAGCACCAGTTGGACCTGTGGAACCTTGTGCACCTGTTGGTCCCGTTGCTCCTGTTGCACCGGTTGCACCAGTTGGTCCTGTAAATGCCGTACCTTGTGCACCTGTTGGTCCTGTTGGACCTGTAGTTCCGATTGTTCCTTGCGGACCCGATGCACCACGAGGACCACTTGGACCTGTAACACCCGTTGGTCCTTGGATACCAGATACAGCTACACCAGTTGGTCCAGTTGGTCCAGTTGCTCCCGTAACACCTTGTGGTCCTGCGATACCTTGAATACCTGTTACACCAGTTGGACCACTTGCACCTGTTGGACCTGTTGCACCTGTGATACCAATAATACCTGTTGCCCCTGTTGCACCCGTTGGTCCAGTACTACCCGAAACACCGATTACACCGGTTGGACCAGTAGATGCCGCCCCCGTTGCACCAGTTGCACCCGTTGGCCCCGTGATACCTGTTGGTCCAGTTGGTCCTGTTGCTGACCGTGGACCTGTTGGACCTGTGGTTCCTATTGGTCCTGTTGGTCCTATACCCGTTGCACCAGTAACACCCGTAACCCCTTGTACTACAGAAGTTGCCCCCGTTGCTCCGGTTGGTCCACCACCCGTAACAGAATACGATGCGGTCATACCCGTCAATACGAAAGATGCCGTTGCTGCTGACGATCCCGTAAATGCGAATGATGATGTAAATGTTCTAAGTGGAAAGTGTCTTAACATAGTGCTCTTATATAAATATCAAAAACTAAACTTGGTACTTTGTTTTTACTGTGTTACAGCGTGCCATTTTCCAATCGGACACGAAGAAGTTGCGATTTGTGTTTTTGTTTTCATAAAACATCCACATTTTTCACAACGGAAACTATCTTGTGTTAAAAACTCACAACCTTGGCACGTTTGGAATCTATTAAACGCTGTTTCTGCATCAACCAATACTGGTAGCCCAACTGCTGCGTTTTTTCCTGCGTGCCACATTTCTTTTGCAAAATTACGAGCTTGTTGAAACAACGAAGGAAACTTTGATGTATCTTCATTTTTTACTAATTGTTCGGTACGTTCATAACTTTCTTTTTTGTCTGCTCCATAGGCTGCTTCGGAATAAGACATACCTTGTACCATTTTTATTGCCGTAACAATATCAGTTGGTGCATCCATCGCTCTTTGACCTTGACGATAAAAAAGTGGTGTATAATTCTTTGGTGCGAAATAATACACTGCTTGTGTCATCGGTCGTGGGAACATAATAGGTTCTTCACGATAGCAAATGATGTGTAAGTGTACCGGATTAGATTGTGAGTTAATTTGTTGCTCAAAATCTGTTAGAAACTTACCCTTGTAATTTTCACATCCTTCTGCAAGTATTACTGCTATAACAATATTTTCTGCTGTGTCAATCAATTCTTGTAATTCACGAAACATTTGCACACTCATAATGACCTCGTTAGTCCTCTAATGAAAATAAATAAGCGGATGCAGAAAACGTTCCCGTTCCTGACCCATTTGTAATCGTATAATATGTTTCTGGTGATGCGTCTAATAATGACGGATTTAATAAATCATTATCATTACGACCAACTAATATTGGTATTAGTGGTGTTTGTGATACATCTTCCATATAAATATCTGCTATGATTCCACTACCAGATGATGGTTCTGTTCCAAATGAACGGGAAATTTCCGTAACGCTATCTCTATAACTTTGACTTGTGTATAGTCTGAGTCTGATTGGTGCTACGGTGGGTTCTACTGCATAGAGTAGATATGTTTTTGGTGAACTAATACTTCCCGTTCTATGACTACCAGATGCTAGTGCTGATGCACTTATTATCATAGTAGTTCTTGTACTGACCCCAGGTAAATTAGTAACTGTAGGATCTTCCATCAAAAATCGTGTAACCGTGATTCTGTCTCCTGCATCCAAATTATATCCAGAACTGGAATCAATTGTGTAATATATATTAGACGATACCGGATTGTCAAGGTTTACACCAAAAAGAGGTGGAGCCAAATTAAATAATGCTTCGGTATTTAAATTAATATCAGCTATTAATCCAATATTCGTTGCTGTAATACTTTGTGATATAAATGGTCGTGCTTTTTCTGTTCCGTCATATATACTTGCTGAATTTCCATAAAAACGAATACGACAACGTTTACTCGCTTGAATCGCAGTAATAGTTAATGCACGACCTAATTCTATAGATCCTGAATATTGTGTTTGTGCACTTTCTATTGGAATGGTTAATACTTCACGCTTTAGTGCGGTTGCACCTGCGAGAATTTGCTCATTAAGACCCATATCTATTATAACCTCTTATTAAATTGCGTATAAATTAGTTCCTACTGGAACCACCAATCTATATTGGGTTCCACTACCAGAGACTATACCTGCAAATTGTGAACCGGACATTACTATATTATTTGCTGTGATTGTACCCGTAAGGGTTGGACTTGCACTCATTACCACATTACCAGTACCCGTGATTGCGTTGGATACTAATCCATCACTACCATTTGTAAAGACTGCTTGATTTATAGTTAACGATGATGCGGTAACGTATGTTGCGTTGACCGATGCTGGTGAAATGTCTTGTGATGCTATTAATGCAACTGTTTGTGCCGATGAAGATACAACACCACTTAACTTATTAGTAATTGAGTTGTAGTCAATTTGACTTGATGCGGTCACCCATCCTGGGTATTGTGCCGAACTACTAACTGTTCCACCAGGAAGTAATGATTGTACTTGACCGGATGCGGAAACAACACCGCTTAACTTGTTAGTAATTGAATTGTAATCAATTTGTGATGATGCCGTTACCCATCCAGGATATTGTGCCGATGATGTTACAGTTCCATCAGGAAGTAATGGTTTAACTTGTGTAGATGATGATACTACACCAGACAACTTATTTTGAATTGAATTGTAATCAATTTGACTTGATGCTGTTACCCAACCAGGATATTGTGCCGATGAAGAAACAACACCACCAGGTAATAATACCGGAAGTTGTGTTGAAGATGATACTACACCTGGAAGTGCATCCTTTACACGTTGATTAGTAAAGTAAAGATTAATACCTTCTGTTAAGTTTGTCGTAGTTGCTGTACCAAGGAAACTTGCGGAGTGTACATTTTCTGCATTTAGCTTGGTCTTAACACGTGCATCGGTATAATAAAGATTTATTGTACCTTCGTTCAATCCATCAGTACTGACCGCGAGTGAACCAGACACACCAATTGCCAAACTTGCCGTTAATGCGTAACTTGCACTTGTAACTTGAACTGCTGCAATTTGTGTGGAACTACTTACTGTTCCTGCTGGTAAATTATTTTTAATTTGTTGTGAACTACTGACTACTGATAATGAATCAATATAACTCAATACAAGAGAATTTGCGTAGTATCTATTTGTTGACCCTTGTGTTAAATTATCGGTTGTTGCAGTGCCCAAGAAACTACCAGAGTGTACTACATCATTACTCAACTTAGCCTTAACACGTGCGTCAGTATAGTAAAGATTGGTGACACCTTCTGGAAGATTATTGGTTGTTGCAGTACTCATAAAGCTTCCAGAGTGTACCGTACCAAGTTGTGCTGCTACTGCGGTTGCGAAGTTTGCAGTTGCACCGGCGTTGATTTGACCTGAACTTGATACAGTTCCTGCTGGAAGATTATTTGCAATTTGTGTAGAACTACTGTATACGCCTGATAACTTATTTGTTATACTATTATAATCAATTTGACTTGATGCGGTTACCCAACCTGGATATTGTGCTGAACTACTTACAGTACCTGCTGGTAATTGTGTTGATGAAGAAACTACACCACCAGGTAATGCGGCATTTGAGATATTTGTTAGTTGACTACCGTTACCTTGGAATGAACCTGTAAATGCACCAGATACAGGTGAGTTTGTTCCTATTGCTGACCCAGATGGTCCTACAGATAATGAACCACCATTATCTCTGATTGCTAATGAACCAAGATATAATGTTGAACCAGAAAGGTATAAATCTCTAAACTTTAATGTTGGTGAACCAAGGTCAAACGTATCTGTTACTGCTGGTACGATATGTCCCGATGCGGTAGTTGAACCAGTAATAAATAATCCTGCTTCAATATCTGTTCTTCTGGTTGTAAAATCTACACGAATAGAACTTGATTCTACTCTATTATCCAAATGGTCCCCACCAGTTGCAACAGGAATACGACCTGTGGTTAATACTGGTTCATTACCAAGTGTTCCGGTATTCTTTGGACCTGCCAAGAATATTGCACTATTGTAATCAGACCCACTTAAATTTTCATATATAAACTTGTGATTTAGACTATCCCAATAGAATGATGCTGTGGTTGGTGAAGCTGAACCAGAGTCAATAATTTGTAAACCAGCAAATCTAAATGCATCGGTTGAATTGACTACGATTTTATTATCACCAACAACAAGTTCAGATGCGGTAGTGTAAAGGACCGATGATGAACCTAATACATTTAAGTTACCAGTAAGTGTAAATGAACCTGATACAGTTTGATTACCAACGAATGTATTAGAACCAGTAGTTGCTATAGTTGCGATACCAATAGTGTTACGAACATCAACTTGCGAAGATGCAGTTACCCAACCAGGATACTGTGCTGAACTACTGACTGTACCACCAGGAAGTAGTGGTTGTACTTGTCCTGATGCAGATACTACACCAGATAATTTATTAGTAATTGAGTTATAATCAATTTGTGATGAAGCAGTTACCCAACCAGGATACTGCGAAGATGCTGACACTACACCCGCGGATAATATTGAACCAGTAAATCTTCCATTAAATGACCCAGAAAACGAACCACTAAATGGGTCTGTTAATGTTCTAAATTGAGTTGAACTTGAAACAGTACCTGCGGGTAATACTGCTGGAATTTGTACTGATGAGGATAACGTTCCACCAGGTAATCCTGCTTGTACTTGTGTAGATGACGAGATAGTTCCTGCAGGTAAACTTGAAACTACTTGTGCGGATGATGATACTGTTCCACCCACTGTTCTAAAACGTAATGTATAATTTGCAGTATCATTTGTAACTATGATACCATCGGCACCACCGGATGCCGTAACGAAAATACCAGTTGTAATAGTAAATGATTTATTACCATCACCACCTAATGAATTTACTGTTGGTTGTCCTTGAACTGCTTGATAATTTATTTGACTGGATGAACTGACCACGGTTTCTGCATCTAGTTTTGCTTTAACTCGTGCGTCTGTATAATATTGGTTAGTACCTTCTGCAATATCCGATGTACTGAGGGTTCGGGTTCCACCAAGTGATACGGCGGTTCCGTTGATAGTAATTTGACTATTATTAAGTGCTGCGTTTGGAATACCAAATAGTTGTGCACCACTACCACTAAATACCGATGTCGTTCTTACACTACCTGTTGCAAGAATACCACCTAATTCTAAAGAAGATCCCGAAATAGCTGAAACGAATTGTCCAGAACTACTAATAAGACCTGCTGGTTTATTTAAGATATTTACGAAATCTCTTGCGTCATTCGTTAGTTTTTCTTTTTCAATAGACGCGTTCGCAATAGCGAAACTTGCGGTAATAGATCCTGAAGAGATTGTGACCGCTTTATCAAATGTTACGTTTCCAGTAAACGTAAGATTATCTGTTGCTGAACTTGCGGTACTTATATTATTTACTTTTAATAAACTCATATTTGACTCAAACTAGAATGTATACACCCCCGTATAAATATCATTTTATATACAAAGAAGCTAAAAAAGACACCCTTTCGGGGTGCCTTTTTTATAATATTAACTATTTGTCAATTATTAGGTTGCGTAGAAGTTGGTTCCTACAGGAACAACCAATCTGTACTGTGTTCCACTACCTGAGACTATACCAGAAAATTGTGAACCAGAGAATAATGGTCTATCATCTGCTTGTAGCCCCAAATCCACATCAGTAAGTGCTACACCGTTAAATGTAAGACGTGCGGTACCTTGACTTGGTGCCGAGAACGCCGAACTACTATATACACCACTTAATTTGTTAGTAATTGAATTATAGTCAATTTGTGATGATTGTGATACGATACCAGCCAACAACATCGTTCCCGTTGCGGTGATACTTGCTGCGGTAATTGTACCTGTGAGTGTTGGACTTGCACTCATCACCACATTACCAGTACCCGTGATTGCATTAGATACTAAACCGTCCGATGCGTTTGTAAATACTGCTTGGTTTGCAGTTAATGCCGATGCGGTAACAACACTTGCATTTATGGTTGTTGCGTTGACTGTTGTTGGTGCGATAGTTTGATTTGCAATCGATGCTACAGTTTGTGCGGAAGATGATATTACACCAGCAAGTTGTGATTGTATTGTAGAATTGATTGCGTATGAACTGGTTGCTGCATTTAATGCGTTAATAGAAACATCTTGTAAATTATTTTTAGTTGCGATGGACGAACTAAATGTTGCATAATTAGTTGTTGCGGTAATATCCACTTGACCAGAACTTGATACAGTACCACCAGGTAATAATGGTTGTACTTGTGTAGAACTGGATACCACACCACTTAACTTGTTGGTGATTGAATTATAATCAATTTGTGATGATGCAGTGACCCATCCAGGATATTGTGCTGAACTACTTACGGTTCCACCAGGAAGTAATGGTTGAACTTGACCAGATGCGGAAACCACACCAGATAACTTGTTTTGAATACTATTATAATCTACTTGTGTTGATGATGAGTAGATACCTGCCAACAACATCGTACCAGTTGCGGTAATATTTGTTGCACTTAGTGTACCTGTAATGGTTGGTGATCCTGCTCGTACTACATCACCAGTACCAGTGGTTGCAACTGATACTAATGTGTCGTTTGCATCTGTAAATACTGCTTGGTTTGCAGTCAAACCACTAATTGTAGCACTGGATGCTGTTAGGTTTGTGCCAACCGATAATCCCTTAGTAATAGAGACTGTTATACCATTATCACTTATTTGTGAATCTAATAAATGTTCATTACCTTGTGATTTTGGTACTACGTTTGCACTCAAATATGTTTCATTGCCCAAATCACCATATGTTTCTGGTCCTAATATGAATACCGATGAAGTTTGACCAGCTGCTTGATGGACGAATACAGGTTCATCCTTGACGGAATCAAATAAGATTGAACCACTACGTAATGGAGATGATCCTGAGTCAATAATTGCAAGTCCACCAAATCTTGCTGATGGATTTTGTGCATTAACTGTAATTAAGTTTGTTTCTACGTTTAATGTACTTTGTGATAAGTACGTGATAGACGATGAACCAAGGACTGTTAGGTTTTGACTGACGAATAACGAACCTGTGATAGTTTGATTACCTTGGAACGTATTTGAACCAGTAGTTGCTATTGCACCAATACCTGTGGTATTTTGTACCACAACTTGTGCTGAACTACTAAATACTCCGTCTGCATCAAGAATTGCATTAACTTGTGTTGAACTACTAAGTGTACCTGCTGGTAATAGTGGTTGAACTTGTGCACTACTTGATACAACACCACTTAACTTATTGGTAATAGAATTATAATCTACTTGACCAGACGAAGATACTGTACCATCTGGAAGATATGCCTTAACTTGTGCTGAGGATGATGCAACTCCTGCAAGTTGTGATTGAATAGTAGAATTTATTGCGTATGAACTGGTTGCGCTTGCTAAGTTATCAATACGTGTAGTTTGTCCAGCATCTACTGTTGCAAGCGATGAACTAAATGTTGAATATCCTGTTGTGGTTGTAATATCTACTTGACCAGAACTTGATACTGTACCATCTGGGAGATATGCTTTGACTTGTGCACTACTTGAAGCGACACCAGCCAGTTGTGATTGTATTGTTGCGTTGATTGCGTATGAACTGGTCGCTGCGTTTAATGCGTTGATTGAAATATCTTGGGTGTCGTTTTTAGTTGCTATTGATGAACTAAATGTTGAATATCCTGTGGTTGCTGTAATACTGACTTGACCTGATGCACTTACAGTTCCACCAGGAAGTGATTGTACCACTTGTGTAGAACTTGATACTACACCTGGTGATAGGATTGAACCAGTAAGTGATGCAACCAAAGGACCAACTACTTCAAGTGATCCTGTGATACTTGTAAGACCAGTTCTGTCTACTGTTAATCTTCTTGTCCAAGTAGCTCCATCAAATCCTGCGATATGGAATGCACCACCACTATTTCTGGTATCAAATACGAATTCTGCGGTACCACGTTGACTTGGTGATGCGTGGTTATTACCCCACATTTGATAGTATGCACCTAAAATACTACTACCATTATAGAATCCAAATAATGTACTTTCTGCATCATTTAATACACGAATTTGACCATTTGATGCCAAATTAATACTACCACTAGAATCTAAACCAGTAAATAATGGAGTATCACCAACTTGTAATCCAGTATCAACATCTGTAACAGCACCGTTAATAGTTAAACGAACTGTACCTTGTGATGGTGATGCGAGAACAGATGATGAAACTGTTCCGTCAGGAAGTAGTGGTTTAATTTGTGCAGATGATGAAACTACATTAGCAAGTTGCGATTGTATTGTAGAATTAATTGCGTATGAACTTGTTACTGCTTTTAACGCGTTAATTTCTGTTTGTTGATTAGTGTCTACTGTTGATAATGAAGAACTAAATGTTGAGTATCCTGTGGTTGCTGTAATATCTACTTGACCAGATGATGATACGGTACCACCAGGAAGTAGTGGTTGAACTTGTGTAGATGAAGAAACTACTCCACTCAATTTATTTTGAATTGAGTTATAGTCAATTTGACTTGATGCGGTCACCCATCCTGGGTATTGAGAAGATGCTGATACAACTCCACCAGGTAAACCTGCTGCACCGATATTTGTTAATCCACTACCATCACCAACAAATGAACCACTAACGGTAGAACCAGAAATTGTGGTTGCATCAATTGTAACTGCATATACTGTGGTTGGTGATATTATTTGATTTTGTATGTTATTAATTACTTGGGTAGAACTTGATACTGTGTTTGCTGGTAATAATGGTTTAACTTGTTCACTACTTGATAGAACTCCACTCAACTTATTTTGAATTGAGTTATAGTCAATTTGTGATGAAGCAGTGACCCAACCAGGGTATTGTGCCGAACTTGATACTGTTCCAGTAGGTAAAGCTTGTGTAATTTGTGTAGAACTAGTTACCCAACCAGGATACTGTGCTGATGATGATACTGTACCTGTTGGTAAAAATGCAACAACTTGTGTTGATGACGATACTGTATCTACTGGTAAATACGTTTTAACTTGTGTAGAACTTGATGCAACACCAGCCAATTGAGTTTGTAATGCGTATGAACTTGTTGCTGCGTTTAATGCACTAATTGATATGTCTTGTGTATCATTCTTCGTTGCAATAGAAGAACTAAATGTTGGGTAGTTAGTTGTTGTAGTTATATCAATTTGATTTGACGCAGATATTGTTCCTAATGGCAAATATTCTTTTACTTGATTACTACTTGAAGCAACCCCAGCAAGTTGTGATTGAATTGTTGCGTTGATTGCGTATGAACTGGTTGCTGAGTTTAACGCGTCAAGTGATACTTGTTGTCGTGCATCAACAGTAGATAGGGATGAACTAAATGTACTATAATTTGTAGTTGCGGTAATATCTACTTGTCCCGAGGACGATACCGTTCCTGCTGGTATTAGTCCTGCTATCTGGGCAGAACTAGTTACTACTCCCCCACCTAATGCGGTGACCGGAATACTGCCACTTTTAATTAATGTACCCGTAAGTCTAGTTGTTGCCATCTGTAAATCTCACACTATAGGTGTTAAATATAAATATAAACCATTTTCTCATCCCTATAACTTTTACGATAATGTTATTCTGAGTCCCTTGACAAAGACGTTTGATTCACTTGGTGGTGCAGAAACGAACGTTAATTGGTTTGTTGAGACTGAATAATCCGAGGTTAATGCGTTCAACATACCATCCACCGAGACTGTTAGAATTGATGGGTCATATGATGATGATAATGTATAGATTGTTGTTGTACCATCACCTATAAACAAGTGATTATCTGCTTGTAATCTAATATTTGGTACTTGGGTAAAGGACACAGACCCAGTAAATTGATGTGTATCATCTGGTGAGTCACCGAACTTAGTAGAACCAGATTCGTAGATGACCGATGACGATACCAATAATCTATCTGCTGTTAAGTATCCACCGACAAACAAATCACCACTTAAACTTACTGGTCCTGTAACATCCAACGATCCTGTAATTCCTACATTTCCACTAATTTGTCTATTGATTGCACTTGCGAATGATGCGGTTGATACAATTCCCAAGAACGAACCACTAAATGAACCCGTCATATTTTGGGTTACATTTAAGAATGCTCTAACGAGAATATTTGATGCTGACGGTGGTGTGTCTACAAATGTTAGTGTATTAGTAGATAACGTATAGTCTGTGGTTTTTACTTGTGTTAAACCATCCAACGACACCATTAATGAGTCAATATCATAACTCTGTGATAATACATAATTCTTGACTGACCCATCACCAGAGAATGTATATGTGTCGATTGCAACGGAACTACTGAGAATTGTTGCTACTGGTAAGTTGGTAAGTTGTGAACCATCACCCTTGAATGAACCAGTAATTCCACCAACACTACCTGTATTGACTACTTCCAACGATCCTGTAATTACTGCAGAACCACTGAATGGGAATCCTGCTCCCGTTCCACCAGATTGTGCATTAAGTGCGTAGCTAGCGGTTACTGCGTGTGAAGCAGATACCGCGTTACTTGCCCAACTACTGGTTCCAAGTAATGAACCTGTAAGACCACCATTTAAGGTATTTAAACTACCAGTTACGGAAAGTGTACCCGATACTGCCATCGACCCGTTAAAGGTCATCGTATCTGCGGTTGTGGTTAATGAACCACTAATTACTTGATTACCAATAAATGTATTTGAACCAGTTGTTGCTAATGCACCGATACCTGTGGTATTTTGTACTACGATTTGTGAAGATGCGGTTACCCATCCTGCATATTGTGCCGATGCACTTACTGTACCACCTGGGAGGAATGCCTTGACTTGTGCGGATGAAGATACTGTATCTGTTGGTAATAGTGTTTTAACTTGAGCTGATGACGATACTATACCACTATTATAGTTTACCGATGACCAAACAATTTGTGCTGAACTGGTGACCCAACCAGGATATTGTGCTGAACTTGATAATGTACCGCCAGGTAAAAATGCTTTGACTTGTGTAGAACTTGAAACGATGTCCGCTGGTTTGTTTGCTACGGAATCCCAATCACTTGCTGCTCCTGGTACATAACTTGCCGTTAATGCAAATGACGCAGATGTACCAGATAGTGCGTTAAATTGTGTTGAACTACTAATAACACCACTTAACTTGTTTTGGATGTTATTGTAGTCAATTTGTGATGAAGCAGTTACCCATCCTGGATATTGTGCTGAACTTGATACTGTACCATCTGGTAGGAATGCCTTAACTTGTGTAGAACTACTGACCAAATCTGCTGGTTTGTTTGCCAACGTACCCCAATCACTTGCTGCACCAGGTACATAACTTGCTGTTAATGCGTTAATTGCCCAACTTGATGTACCAAGTAATGAACCTGTATATCCTGTTGCAAATACTTGTCCTGTTACGTACAGTCCTGCTTCAATATGTGTTAATCGTGATGGGAAATCTACACGAATAGAACTTGATTCTGGTGCTGTATCGATGTGGTCATCACCACTTGCTACAGGAACACGACCCGATACTAATCCACGTTCACCACCAGTTGCACCAGTATTTTTTGGTCCTGCAATTAATATTGCACTAGTATACACACCACCAGCAACATCTTCGTACAACCAGCGGTCATTTAAACTATCCCAGAATAATGAACCTGATGCACCAACAGAACCAGAGTCAATAACAGTCAATCCACCAAATCGTAATGAACTATCTGTGTTAACTATAATTTTATTAGTTGATACATTTAGTTGTGATGAACTTACATATTGTACTGATTGTGATGTTGCTGTAAGTAATCCGGTAACAGTTAGGTTTTGTGGGAATGTGAAATCTGCTGTTGCAAATGTTGTACCCGTAATACCACTCAATTGAACTTGACCAGAAGATGATACGGTACCATCTGGTAAATATGTTTTAACTTGTGCTGAACTTGATGCTACGCCAGCGAGTTGCGATTGTAATGCGTATGAACTTGTTACACTTGATAAATTATCTATACGAGCATTTTGTGCAGCATCTATCGCTGATAGTGACGAGCTAAAGGTACTATAACCTGTAGTTGCTGTGATATCAACTTGTGCTGACGCACTTACCGTACCATCTGGTAGGAATGCTTTGACTTGTGTAGATGATGAAACAATATTTGCTGGTTTATTTGCTACAGAATCCCAATCACTTGCTGCACCAGGTACATAACTTGCGGTTAATGCAAATGATGCGGATGTTGCAAATGATGCCGTTGCTGGAACATTTGCTGCATATGATGCGGTTAGTGCACTTTGTGCCACACTTGCGGTTCCAAATAACGAACCTGTAACTCCTTGTGTTACATTTAATGAACCACTAAATACAGCTGCACCAATATTGGTTAGCGTATTTGATCCTGAAATGGTTAATGAACCAGTAAGTTCGTGCTGATTATTTGCTCGTAATCTTAACTTACCATTACTATAGTTTTCACCACCAGCGAATAATGTAAGTGTACTATTTGCTGTCGCTGTACCAATTACTAAATTACTTCCTGTAGTGAAGATGTATCCATCACCAGGTAAGTCATGTATTGCATCACCTACAAAACTGGTTCCGTTGATACCCATATTAATGTAACCAGTTTCTTCAGTACCAGTATCGGATGTAGCTACGATGTCGGATGATGCGTTTGAACCTGTACTGAAATTACGTACATTAATTTGTAAATAATTATCTACGGTTGCGTGTGCAGATATTAAATTAAATGAATTGACAACACCCGCATAAATACCAAGTACATCAGGTGCACTGGTATCAAAAAAGGTTGTACTACCAAATATGATACTTGAACCAGTTTGATATAATCTACTTCTAGATAATGTATTTGCTGTATTGAAAAATGGAATATAATTTGCTGTTCCGCCACTAACTGCTGTTGCAACTGATGCGGTTCCTGTTAATGAACCAACAAATCCTTGTGATGCTGTTATACTACCTGTTAATTCGTGTTGATTATTTGCTCGTAATCGTAATTTACCATCACCGTAGGTTTCTCCACCAGCGAATAGTGTAAGTGTACTACCAGATGTTGCTGTACCGATAATTAAATTACTACCTGTGGTATAAAGATATCCATCACCAGCAGTATCAAATATACGACTACCAACATACGTGTCGTTGTTGATACCCATATTGATATATCCAACATCTTCAGTACCTAATGCTTTGACTGCTACTATATCAGATGACGCTTGTGAACCTGTACTTAAATTACGAACATTAATTTGTAGGTAATTGTCAATTGTTGCGTGTGCGGTAATTAAATTAAATGAATCTGTTATACCACCATATAATCCAAAAATATCTGGTGCGGTTTCATCAAAGAATGTTGTTCCGTTGAAGATGATACTTGAACCAGTTTGATACAATATACTTTTACCTAATGTATCTTCTGTAGTCCATAATGGAAGATAATCTGCAGTTCCACCACTTACTGCACTTGCGTATGATGCCGTAACACCAGTTAGAGCATTAATTTGTGCAGAACTACTTAGTAATCCAGGAATATTTGGACCTGCAGGACCTGTTGGACCGGTTGCACCTGCTGGTCCTGGTGCACCCGCCAAACTAACTTGCCATGATGCTTGTGTTCCCGAACCAGTAGTTGATGTTACGTTGACAACTAATTGACCTGTTCCACTATTGTAAGAAGTAACACTACCTTCCATTTTATTGCTATTATCAAATGCGATAATTACTGATTGACCAATACTGTATGAAAGTCCTGTACCAACGGTAAGTGTTTGTGTACCAGTTCCTATAGTGAGTGATGTACTACTTGTAGTACTGTATCTATCACCCGATGCACCAGTTGGTCCTGTAGTACCTTGTGGGCCTGTTGGACCTGTACTACCGGTTGGTCCTGTTGGACCCTGAATACCGGTTGGACCTGTAACGCCTGTTGGACCGGTGGTACCAATCGGTCCAGTAGAACCTGTTGGACCTGTTGGCCCTATTGGGCCTAATGGACCTTGTGGACCTGTACTGCCTGTAACGCCTTGTACACCAGTTGGACCCTCTGCACCAGTTGGACCTGTAGAACCCGTGACACCTTGTAATCCTATTGGTCCTGTTGAACCTGTTACACCTTGTGGACCTGTTGGTCCTGTTGGTCCTGTTGGTCCTGTTAAACCTTGCGGACCAGTACTACCAGTAACACCTTGTGGACCTGTTGGACCTGTACTACCAGTAACACCCTGTGGTCCTATTGGACCTGTGCTACCTGTTGGTCCTTGTATACCAGTTGGACCTGTACTGCCTGTTACACCTTGTACACCCGTTGGCCCTTGGATGCCAGTTGGTCCTGTAATGCCGATTGGACCTGTTGGACCTGTACTACCTGTTGGTCCCACTGCACCTGTTGGTCCTTGGATACCAGTTGGACCTGTTGCACCTTGAATACCAACCGCACCGTCCAAATTGATTGACCAACTACTATATGTCCCTGAACCTTCGGATGTGGTTCTATTAAATATTAATTCACCAGTAGATGGATTGTAACTTACTACTTCACCGTGTTGGTGATTATTTAAATCGTATGCTAAAATGATGGTTTGAGCAATACTGTAATCAAGATTTAAGTCTGTTGTGAATACAGTGACTTGACCACTACTAGATATTGCGAATGAACTAGTCGAAGTAGTGTGGTATCTATCACCATCTGCACCAGCAACACCAGTTGCACCCGTTGGACCTTGAATACCAGTTGCACCTGTTGGACCTGTAATACCAATAATACCTGTTGCACCTTGTGGACCGGTACTACCTGTTGGTCCTTGGATACCAGTTGGACCTGTAGAACCAGTTACACCTTGTAAACCTATTGGTCCTGTACTACCTGTTGGTCCTTGAATACCCGTTGCACCTGTTGGGCCTGTGATGCCAATTTCACCTTGTGGACCAGTACTACCTGTTGGTCCTTGGATACCAGTTGGACCCGTTGATCCAGTTACACCTTGTGGACCTATAGGACCTGTACTACCGGTTGGCCCTTGAATACCTGTTGCACCTGTTGGACCTGTAATACCTATTTCACCTTGTGGTCCAGTACTACCTACTGGACCCGTAGCACCTATTGGACCTTGTGGGCCTTGTGGACCCTGATTACCAGTAACACCCGTTGCACCTGTTGGTCCTACAACACCGGTTGGTCCTGTTGATCCTTGTATACCTGTTGCACCTTGTACACCCGTTGCACCTGCACTACCTGTTGGTCCTGTTGGTCCTGTTGCACCACCTGGTGTACCTGGAATACCTTGAACACCCGTTGCACCACGTGGACCAGTCGCACCTACTGGGCCAGTTGCACCAGTTGCACCACCACCACTACCACTACTTGCATTTAATGCATAACTCGCAGTTAATGCATATGATGAAGATATGGCAGAATCGGCAACATTAATATATGACCCAGTTCCATTCAAACGACTACGAACTACTACGTCTGGTTTATTTACTAAAACTGTAATATCCGGTATATCAAGTTTAATATCTGTCATTTATTATCTCGTAACAGCTGGTCGAACTGTAAATGGTCCTTCTAAAATTCTACGTGTGGTTGGCGTGACGGAACCACTTGATAATAATACATCGTAAACATATTTACGCTGATTTAATTGTATAGTTTGATCTTGTGTTAGGGCAAGTATAAAACTTCCCGATGAATTAGGAGACATTTTTATTGTTGAAAATGTCGCTGCAATTTCATCGGTAGTGTAATTTTCTCTAACCTGACCAGTTATGTTATAGTTTTCTAAATTTAATGGAGTGTCGGTACCAGAATCCGATACCGTTACCAGTATTCTAAATGTTTCACCTTGACCAACATTTAGTTCAGTAAGCATTGCCATATCATAGCTCTAATAAAAGTCCCACTGCCCAATTATACTCTATATAAGTATCAAGCAGTGGGACACACCTTCTGTTTTTATCAATTATTAGTAGTTCAATACGCAGTAATCTGGTTGGATTTCTAATTCAATTGCTACGTTATCACTTGTATCTGACCATTCCAAATCACCAAATGTTGCACGTGTGATTTGTGCACCCTTGATAATCCATTCTTCAACCTTATCACCTACTGGACCGAGAACTTGAAGGGTTAAATCCTTCTTGTAGAATTCTGCGTATCCATCACGACCTGTGACTGATTCGTGATGTAAACGAACCCATTCCATTACTGCTTGTGCACCAGATGGTACTACAGGATCGTACAAAGTCATGGTGATTGGTTGCCATACAGACACACCCTTAATGAAACGGACTGTGTTGATGTGTGGAACCTTGATTGTGTCTTGACGAATTTCAGGGCGACTCACCTTTCTAACGATGTAGGCTGGAACACCTTCAATTAACATTAGAAAACGATTTTTGACCTTTGGTTCGAACGCCGTAAAGAAAATTTCATTTTCGGCTACGATATTATTTGCCATTTGTATCTCCTAACAGATTCTTAAATAAATAGTCTATAATCCAAAAATATAACCGATTATGCCCCTGGGAATGTTGCACCAGTTGGGAGAATGTTGAATTCTAACTTAATGAATTCAGCAGTCTTTGTTGGTTGGAGATACAATTGACCAACCAAGATATTACGGTCAATTACGTCTGGTGTGTTATTTGTTTCGTCCATAATAACACGGAATGCGTAAAGACCTGAACGTTCTTGTACATTTGCCAAGAATGGATTTACGATGTTGAGGAAGCGACGACGGGTTGCTTCAACATTTTGTTCGAATACGAGGAATCGTGCTGAACTTGCGATAAACTTCTTGACGGTAATTAGTAAACGACGAACATTTACACGGTCAAGTGCTGATGATCTACGTTGTAATGTCTTTTGCCCCCATACACAGATACCTTGTCCTGGGAATTGTGCGATTGGATTAACCTTACCTTCGTATAATTGGTCACGTTGTGCTTGTGCCAAACGAACCTTAACACCAGATGCTCCTGGAATTCCACCGCGATTTAAACCTGCTGGTGCAAACCATTCTGCTGAAGTGTTATCACTATAAGCGTATACTTCTGGAAGCACTGCTGATGGTGGAACAAATGCAAACTTGTTTGTATCTGTGTCTAGAATTCGTACCCAAGGATAATATGCTGCTGCGTAATTACTGTCAATTAACGCTGCTTGATTTACTGCGGTTGATACTGTTGAACTTGCTTGTGTTAAATCCATAATATAGAAACAATCACCACGTGTTTCACAAACAGTTAATGCGTAGTTTGCAACATATGAATGAAGTTCATAAACAACACCAGGTAATACTAACAAATTAATGTCAAATGAGTCTGGATTACTGATTGCATCCAGTGCTTTCTTATATGCACGTGAACCAGCACTTGTTGCATTTGTTAAATCAAATCCTTGTGTATTTGCGGATGTGATTGTATCATACATTTTAATTTCACGAGCTGGATTAGAACCATCGAACCCACCTTGGAATGGTACTGTAAACTTTAATTTTGCAGTAGCATCTGTATTTGTTAAGAAATCAGTTGCTAAAATGAAGTTTCCTGATGAATCTTGGATTTCAGAATTTCCAAGATTTTCGATATTAAATGCTGCACCAACTTGTGCTGCACCACTTGGAATTGGTGCCAAATATGATATGTTGGTATTTGGTGTTGATGAATATGCGTATCCGTAATAATCGGATGTTGAATATGAAGATGTTGTACTATATCCTCTAATACCACTTGTTGTTTTCCAAGAAGATGAAACATATGATGGAATTACAACATTACTGATTGAGGTTCCTACTGGTGTTTGTAATTTATCAAATCCGAATGGTAATGCATCTGTTGAGATGTCATCAATACCAGGTGCCATTTCAACACGAATATATGCAGAATTATTTATATAATCACCTTGAAAATATCTTTCACCAGTATTTGCATCTGTTACTGGTTCACTATTTCCGATACGACGAGCTATAAAATTTGAATCGGTTGTATCAAGAGTTAAATTGTCCCATTGTTCTAATACAGTTGGTTGTGCATCTGTATCATTAAAATCACGAACTTGAAGAGTAAAAGTACCATAGTCACCAGTAATTGTTCCTTTCTTTGGTCCTACGATAGAAATTTTGACAGCCTTATTTGCTGCGTTACCATCGGTTAACGTATGTACCTTGAAAAGATTCAATTTTCCAGCACCAATTGTTTGTGATTGCACCCAAGGAGTAGATGCAAATTTATATATACCGTATATACTACCAGTTAACATCAGTGCATCAGAACTTGTTACAGCTGACATTGTTACTGCTGCACCTGCTAATGTTACTGCTTCTGGGAAGATGTTGTATACATATCCGTTCTTTGTTCCTGTTGGTCCGAAGGAAAGAGCATTTCCAATAAAACCACCCGCAGCGGTTGTTGTTGATAATCCAGATTCTACTATATCAGTTATTACCGAAGATGATATAGTTAATGCAAAATTACTTGGTGCTCCACTTGCACTAACTGCTTCAATCTTACTACCAGAAACAGTTGGATGAAGTACGGCGTATAAAAACGAACCACTTGAACCAGTTGCAAATAATAATGCTGGTGTGTGGTCGGTGTTACTATATCCGTCCAAACCAAGAATACGAACAACTGTTGCTCGTCCTGATTCACGGAGATAATTTTTTACTGTATTACCGAGGAATGACTTTCCATCAGGTGTACCAAACTTGTTTTCAAAGTCTTGTTGACTTGTGACAACAGTTGGAATAAATGCTGGTCCTTTTGGTGTTGGACCAATAAATGCACCAGCAATTTCACCGACCCCTTGTTCTAGGAAACTAAGGTCACGTTCTTGTGTGAAAACGCCAGGACTAACAATGCGTTCTGCCATACGGAATCTCCAATATTACTTATTGCTCAGGGGTAAATACACCAGTTTCGATATCTAAAGAACCTATTCCATATTTTTTCATAAATACGTCGATTAATTCCTTTTCCTTAGTGAGCAATTCTTTGTATTTTACAACATGCTCAGTAAGTTTTGATTTTACAGATGCCAAATCTTCTTCCATCAAATCATGTGTTAATTTTAACTGACCGACTGTGGAAATTGCACCGATAATTTCTTCACGCAAACTTTTAACAGATGATAATTCTTCATCTGTTAACTTTTGTACTTCACTCATATAACCTCCTTTAATATATTTGTACTCGTATTATAAATATAGATTATTTTCGTCAAAGATTACTTTTAACCCTCTTCTATTTCACTAAAAGTAACAATTTTTTTGACCGAATATCGTTCTTGTGATGTTTGTATAGTTTGACCAGTTTTACCTACCATTTTCTCTGGAAGTAGGTATGCCGATACATTCAAATTAAATGACGTTCTAACTAGTCTATCTTGAATATTTGGAAGTACAGTATCGGTCTTATATTCATTTATACTGGTCAAGAATTTATACTGTGCTCTATTACCCCAATATTCATCATCTTCAAATGAAACTTGTTCTACAAGTCTATTCATTTGTTCCATATATTCTGTCCAAATCATACATTCGTATGTTAAATCAAAATAATCTGGTTTGAATGTCGTTACATACTTCTTTACTGGTTTTATACCGTTTACGGCTGCGAATCTATCGTATGGATTGTATTTGTTCCACCCAGTTTCAAATTCATATCCGAGATACTTGTTTACTGGTGAGTTTTGCTTACTCTTTTTCATACTGGTTCTACGCAACATAATAATTGGTAGTTGTATTTTGTTAAACTTGTCGCGTAAAACACCGTCTTTTTGAACACTCTTCCATCGTTCGGGATTACCGTAAATAATAGGTACCTTGACCGATTTACCGTCTTGTGTTACAATTGGTTCTATTTTCTCAGATAAATACTTTATTAGTGTTTCATCTATGGTTAATAAAGTAACAGTTATCGGTGTACTTTCTTTATCACTTTTTGTATCATTCCCACGATTTTCACGTTCGGTTGGAACTTGTAAATCTGTAGCTTTTCTGATATGGTCTGTTGCTTTTCTATTACTATATTCCGCCATACATTCCAGCCTCCTCAATTTGAATACCACTACGACGAGTTAGATGTGCGATACATAATAATGAAGTAGAATACTCTGGTTGTCCTGCCACAAGTTGTGAATCCTGGGTCATATCTATTTCATAGAACAATCCATTATATCCTACAATATCACCTGGTTCTGGATATGTGTTTACTTCTTGTAACATTTTACGAGCAAATCTAAATTCAACATTTTGTGTAACGTCAACACCAAATCCATCTTTTGTTTCTGGTTGTACTTTTGGATATTTGACCAGTGCTTTTAATTCCACACCAGTATAGCGTGCTTTTTCAGTTGCTTCACCGTACAAATTGATAGCGGTTGTTTCTAAAGCAATTTTGTATAAAATAACGTCCACATCCACCACATCAAATAATAATTCACGATTGATGTGTTGAAAAAAATTAAAATCTTTTTGAGATACGAAACGTGGCATATTATCCGATATAAATTAATGTGGGAACTTTTGCAAACATTTCTTGCATCATCTTTGCATTTTCTGCTTGCTTTTTCATTTGTGCTTGTAAGCCAGTTTGTTCTAATGTATCACGAATTTCTTTGATGAGTAAATCTTTTTCTTCTTTACCTTCACGACGAAGAATATCACCATCTAATTTAATTATTTGATCTGGGATAGGTACATTATCGTATTTACCACGGACATTACCTAGTGTATCTTTTGCTAATGCTAATGTGTATCTAAAAATCCAGTTTTTACCTATAGAATTGATTGTATAATAAGGAATATGACTATACGGTATATTTGAATAATCTGCTATGATATTACTTCCTGTATTAAATGTTTTGTTTGCACCACTCTTATCATCCACCACCATATAATCGAACCATACGGTTGCTTCTTTCTTAAAGATTGGTGAAAAACGAATAACGTTATCCGAGATTTCAAACGAATATTGACTCTTACGTATCATATCGTTGATTTCAATTGCTTGAATACGGAGTAAATCTTCGTATGCAGGCATCATCACGAATGTCACTGGTGGTGAAAATCCGTCAAATCCAAATTCACTCATCAAGTTTGTTAAACCAAGACCCGTGGTTGCAAATGGGTCGTAGTAACGAGCAACTGCGGGTGGCATGTAATGATACACACGACGAATTTCAATTGCTTTTCCACTTTCGTGTACATCCGACCACAATCTTTTTAAATCATATGATTGGGTGTATGCTGATGCGGAAATGTATCCCTGCTTAACTTGTACATCACCACCAGATTGTGCTTCTGTACCATAATCAGACGCGATACGTACTAATTGTTGTAATGGTGTTCCAATTATATTTTTTTGAGTTAATGTACTACCTGTTGTTAATCCCTGAAGAGTGAGCATATGTTCACGAGCTTGAAACTGATTTACTTGTGAACCATACGTCATTACCGCTTCTTCAAAGCAAGTATAAATCATTTTATCTACTAATTCAACATCCAATACAGGATATCCTAATCTATTAGCTACATAATCAGCTACTTTCGGAGCATCCGACTGAAATATTGCATCATCATCAAATAATCCAAATGGAGTCAATCCGTATGGGTTTTCTGGGTCACCATCATAAACTATTGGTTCATCACTTAATATTGCCATATTAAAATCTCATGGATAGAAAAACTCTTAATATAAATAGTAGTTTACTTTATATAAAAAGAAAAAGGGGTGACCTTTCGGCCACCCCAATTTCTAATGTACTACCCTTCTACATCAATTAGACTGTTGCCAATCCGTCGATGAAGATCTTACCGAAGAATTCTGGACGTACGATCTTCTTAGCGTAGCGGGTCATTACGCCTCTACGTGGTGTGAAGTTGTTTGGATCGTATACCAAAGGAGTCATGATAAGTGGGATATATGGTGCGTATACTGCGCCGGTTTCTAAGAAGTTAGAACCGCGGAAGCCCATTAACATTACGTTTTCTGTCATGTATGGGTTCTTATAGATTGTGTAACGGTTTTGGAATGAACCAACCTTTGTTACGCCACCTGCGAATTCCATCTTATCACCGTCTGTTGCTGCCATAAATCCTGGGATTGTTTCGATGATTGTTGCAACGGTTGGTGATACTACTGCGAAGTTTGCACCACCTCTCATTGTCAATTGATGAATCTTGTTTGATACCTTTTGCATCTTTTGACCGAGTGTTTGATACCAGGTCATGTTTGTCCAAGCTTGGCCACTTAGTGTTGCACTTGGTACGAATGCGGTACCGTTCCATACCTTACCTACTTCTGCGTGCCAGAATTCGGTGGTTGTTGCGTTTGCAATTAACATATCAAGGATTTCGAGGTCGATTTCTGTTGAGATGTAATCACTTAACATTGCTGTTAATTCTGCTTCTGCATCAACACTGTGGTATGCGTTCAAGTCTTGTGCAAGTTCTGGTGACCAGACTGCCTTCAACTTACGGGTCTTTGCTACGATTGTTTCTGAACGAAGTTCCAAATCAATTTGTGGAATGTTCAAGTTTGTTACTGAGTTATCACGATCTTCGAAGTCACCACGGGTTGTGTCGGTTGGTTGCTTACTGTATTCGACTGCTGAAATTACAGCGTTACCAAGTGCTGCACCACTTACGATGAAGGTTACGTTTGTACCATCATACTTGGTGAATTCTGGAAGTAAGTCACCAGTTACGGTGTCTGTGATGCGGAATGAACGAACTGCGTTGAAATCTGCATTTGAGAAACTTACTGCTGGAACAACGAACTTGAAGAATGATGCAAATGATGAAGAATATGTATCATTATAGTTTACATCACCATATGAAGTTACTGATGATGATGCGATTGTTGGTGCAAGTGTTAATGTTGCATCGTTTACTGAGTATGCGTATTCACCAGCGCCGTAGAAACCACCACGTGGGAGAGTTCCTGAACCAGAGGTTGTACCATAAAGTGAACCACCTGCTGTCTTACCGTTTACTGTGTTTGCATACTTGAAGTCCATGAAGAATACCAAACCTGCTGGTAAGTTCATTGGTTGGACTGATACGAAATTCTTTGATGCGATTGAACCAAAGACCTTACGTACTAATGGAAGTGCGACACCTGCCCAGTTTTCACCAGCTGTGCCTGAACCACCTGGATTTGTGGTTGTTGCTTCTGAAAGAAGTTGTGTTGCTTGGTTTTCAAGCATTACTGCCATACCTTGCTTTTCATGGCCAGTTAAACCTTCGAGAAGGCCTGACTTTTCCCACTTACCTGCCAATTGGCGGGTTTGTTCAACTACTACGCGGTGTGCTGAACCGGCTTCGTTGATAAATTCTGATACACCTGACATATGATTTATCTCCTAAAATGTTATAGAATGCCTGCGAGTTGTTGTAGACGCTTTGCGACTGTATTTTCTTCTAAAATTTCCTTCTTTGGAGCTGTACTTACAGTTGGCTTTGATGCCAAACCTTCAGTTACAACCTTACTTGATGAGGTGCGTCCCTTTGCTGTCTTAGCAGTTACAGTCATTGCTTCTGCTAATGTTGCGTATACCATCTTAACTTCACGAACGTTGACTGCACGATCAAATGATTCAAGAATACTAATCTTTTGTTCGTTGGTTAAACCTTCCTTACGGAAAATCTTGTTGGTATAAAGGAGTTTTGCGTTTAGAAGATTTACTTCGTTAAGCTTGCCTCGTAGGACTTCTACTACCTTACGATATTCTGCAAGTTCCTTTTGAAGATCTGCCATCTTAGTAGCCATGTGATGCTTTTGTTCTGCGTCCTTAGCATCTTGGGCTTCTAATTCACGGATGATAGCTTCAAGGTCGAGTTCTTCTTCGCCTTCACCTTCTGAATAACCCATTTCCATCTTTGGTTCTGCTGGGTTCATTGCGAACTTATGTGGGTCTGATGCATCTGTTGCATCTTCTGACTTGCCCATAGGATTCATTGCTGGAGCGGTTGGCTTGTCATCATGTGCTGACTTAGCTGGAATTTCTGGCTTATGTGCACCACCTTCTGGATTTTCATCTGGGTATGCTTCGTCTGCCTTTTCTTCTTCCTTTTCTTCTTCACCGTGTTCCATACCTTCCTTCATTTCTTCCTTTTCTTCTTCACCTTCATGCTTAGCTTCGTCGAGTTCTTCTTCTTCCTCTTCTTCAGCTTCTGAAAGTGCCTTTACATCTTCTTCTAATTCCTTGATTACTTCGTCAAGGTCAAAGTCTGATTCTGACCAATCATCATACCAATCGGTTGATGAATCGGTTTCACCTTCACCACTCATATCATCTTCTGCTGAATCAAATGCTGCTGGTGATGGTTCCTTATTGTCACCTGTTCCGATTGTTGATGAATCGGCTGGCATTTCTGATGAACCAACTGGATCTGCATCTTGGAATGGTTCTTCCTTTGCCTTTTCTGCACCTTCTGCGGTTTCCATTGCTTCAGCGCGTAGGCGCTTTGCTAACATGGACTTGATTTGGGGTGTGAATGTTTCTTCTAATGCAATCTTTGCATTTGCAATTGCTGTTTGGCGAACAGCTTCTGCGTCTGCGATAGCTTGCTTTAAAAGTTCGTTCTTGATTTCTGCCATATAATGCCTCTCGTTGTGTTTCAATAGTTATTCTGAACTATTATACGGTTATAAATACAAAAGCATAGACACCCCAAAAGAGGTGTAATCTATATAATATATATTAGTTGTTTTACAAAAAACACCATTTTTTACCAATCAGCGTTCTTTTTCTTTTCTACCTTCTTTTCTTCTCTAATTCTACGACGAAGTGCTTCTTGTCGTTTTAGTATCTTTTTCTTCGACCGCTTAACATAAAACTCACGGCGTTTGACTTCATTAACAATTTCTGCCTTCTTAACCATTTTAGAGAATTGTCTAAGTGCTCTATCTAAATCACCTAAACTTTCTCCTCGTACTTCAACGTACATACAACCTCCTTTACTTTATATTTTTTGTTATATAATTCATCGCTGCTTTTCTTACCGGTGAATCTGTGCTATATCCTAATGCACTTTTTACGAGAATTTCTCGACCTGTCTGTGGATTTTTGATACGATGTGTTAGTAAGTCCTTCAAACGAGTTTGTTTGGTTGGAGTTGCACCAGTTTGTTTTGTGTCTTTTTCTTGTGCTTGTTGTACCACCAATTTTGTTTCAGGATACTTATCCATCAAAGTTTTAACCGCTTTCACATTTTTGGGAGCATCGTCCACGAATGCGATACGGTTATATCCGTCTTTAATATGTTTTTCAATATACTTTGCCTTTTCCATTGGGTCACTATCCCCCAATGCAGCAATTGTAACACCAGAAGTAATTCCTTGTGATTGAAGAAATTTTGCAATTGGTTTGGTATGACCACGTGCGGTCAATACTACGACCTTATTTGCTTTTTTCTGGTCGATAACTTTCTTTAATAGATTTACATATTTTTTAATCGGACGGGGATTTTTTAATTGTTCAAATTCCGAATAATCGAATGTATCACCCGGTTGTTTTTCATATGATGCGTAGTCTGCTGGACTAATTTCTCTACGTTTGCCGTCCTTATCAATAACAGCAACCCGTGCATCAGTATGTACAAGGGTGTCATCAAAATCTGTTATGTATGCAGTTTTACCCATACTATCTAGTTACTAACTTATACGCAGTTGCCACCATTTTTTCTAATGGAAGTGCTAACATCTTCTTACGATTTTCTGGTGCCAACTTATGTAAAACTTTTGTAAGTAATGCTGCAGTGTATACATCAACTAATGTACCATCTATTTCTGCTGGGTGTTTATCTTTAACAATACTCAAAATCTTATTTTGTTTTTCACTATAGTTTTCGTCGGTAGTGACCAAATGTGGGTCATTAGACACCGTTGGTGTAGTATCGTCCGATGCAACAGGAAAATCAGATACAGGAACTGCTCCTGCAACCTCGTCCTTTTTCTTTGGTAATTTAGAGATTGGAGTTGATGCATATTTTGTTACATCACCCTTAGACATAGTTTTTGCCAACTTTTGTGCAGTTGGACTAAAATCTGTTGCCTTTGCTCGTCCAGTTTGGATAGCATGAACAATTCCCATTAGTTTTTGTTGTGCTTTGCTGACTGCTGGCATCCTATCTCTCCAAATATAATTCTGGTCTTACATAACGAAACTTACGCATCAATTCACCTGCCACTGCGTTTGCTTCATTTTCGGTGTTTGATCCATCTTCACCATTTAATTCTTGGCCACTTATACGTTGTTTGTGATGCACCATTTCATGTGCTAACGTTCGTAAGACATCAGCGATATGTCTATTACCTTTGACAATTACGATTTCATCCGTATCGGGTCTGTAAGTTCCAAATGTCAAATTTTCTTTAGAATAATCACTACCAACAAATTTAATACTCGCAGGTAGTGATTTAAGTTGTAGCTCTTTAGCGACAAACTTTACAAATTCATCTGTAATATTTTCATTTAGTAAAGCTTTGAGTCGCATATGCGCCATATTACTTGGTCTTTTTCTTACCGTTGATTTTCTTTGCAACTTTCTTACCAGTTGTCTTAACTGCCTTGACTGCTGCAACTGCGTCTGCCAAATCAACCTTACCATCACCATTCACATCAACCGCCTTTACGACAGTTTCTTCAACCTTCTTGGTTGCCTTTAATAATGGTGCTGGTGCTTGCATCATCTTACGATTGATGAAATAGATTGCAACTGCCAAACCTAATACTAATACTAAAAACGTTGTCATAAAAACTCCTTTTACTTTAGTTCACCTAAGAAGTCGTAAATTAATGTATCAATACGACTATAGGGGGTGATGATTTGACCACCCGTGTTTTCGTTAATAAATGCACCGTGGGTACTTGGATTACTGACGATATCAAAACAAATAAGGTTAAAATCATCCTGTACTTCTACAGCGTTTTCACCAATTTGCTTGACCGAACCCATACCACGTGAAGAAACCCCTAAACGAATATTATTCTTAATTAATTCACGAACAATATTGCCAGATGGTGTTGATAAGATTTCTATGTTGCCCTTTACATCTTCACCCTCAAACCAAAGTTCGGTGACGTTGCAACATACGTTTTTTAAATTAACTACTGGACTTTCTGGGTGATCTAATTCACCCAGTGCTCGACGTTGTGTGACGAAATTGTTCTTGTATGCAATTGCTTCACGAGCCAAGATTTCTTTTGGATATACACGACCATTTTGGTTTTTGAAGTCAGCACGTTGTAATAATACGTCTTTCAAAACAAGTGGTTTTGAAACGTCTGCTGCTTCACTTAATAATGCTCTGTCATATGAAATGACGTTATATTCGACTAATAGTGCTTGCATATTATTGTCCACGGATTTCACGGATGCGTGTTGCAACACCAAGGAGTTTTGCTTCTAACTTCAATAATCCTTGTTGCGTACGCTTCCATAGTTGTTCACTTGCGATACCTGATTCATTCTTTAAACGTGCGTTCATTTTGATAACACGTTCAATTTCTTGTAAATTTCTGTTTAATTGCGAGATAGCTTCCGCAATCTTTCTGTGTGGTGTCTTTGTGGTGTCGTTCTTATATTCGTAGTACTTGTTTTCACTTAATTCTTTCTTGACTATTTCCATCTTGTCTGCTGGTCTATTTGCTTCTTCTTCACCTTTAGGAGTTAACTTAAATCCTGTGGTTGCTGTTGCGATATGCTTAGAACGAGCAATACTCTTTTCCTTATTACCACGGAAAGAATATGGAGTTAAGTACCCAGGAACACTTGCCGTTGTGGTTGCTTCATCAAGTTCTTTCTTGATAAGCTCACGGATAAGCTCACGAAGTTTTTGTACGTTATCCATAGATTAACTCTTTAAGGTGTCTAATGTCTTGGTAATTTCCAAGGCAATTAACAACGCAGTCATATGATTTTCCTTAATGACTTGTGCTGTTTTAATTTTTTCTAATTGGGTGATTACTTCAGATAGTTTAATCTTGGTAATCTTATTGTCTACTTTTTGCAGCTTTGACTTGATTTCTGCAACTAATTCTACTGCTGCAGTGACCGCATAATTACGAAGTGCTGTGGAATTAGATACGTTGTAGATGTATTCACGAAGAAGATTCTTTTGACGGTCATCAAGTTCTACATACTTTTGATTGAACTTTTCCATCAAAATCTTATAGGTCAATAAACGTAAATCTTCTTCTTGACCTTTCATTGCTTCGAACAATGCGGTATCATTCTTGATTTCCTTACTGATGATTTTACCACTCAAATGTTCTACGATGGTAAATTTTGCTTCAACCATTCCTTCAATTTCGTTGAAGTCTTGGATTTCATTCACTGCACCATCGAACACCTTATATACAGAAGCATAAACTTTGTAAGACGGAATACGGGCATTTAAAAATTCTTTTAAATCGTAGTTATTTTTAATTTCACGAATTAACTTATATTTTTGTGTATTTAATGCTGTTTCGTTTAACTTTTTACGTTGTGCGATTAATACATTAAGAAGTTCAAATGCCTTGGTTTCACTAAGTTGTTGAGCATTGAAAAACGAACGATAGAGTATCAATTCTTTACCAAGTTCGGTTTTAGAATTGAAATACTCTTTCATTAGCTTAACCGCAGTTTCTCCACTACGATTTTCCAATGCGTCTGAGGTAATTTTACGGACTAATAATTCAAATAGTATGCCCGTATTCCGTATTTTGTTATGCTTGACGTTTGCTTTCATAAACATCCCATTTTTGGTGACAGTATACCGTCATATATTAAATATAACGAATATTAATAAGACTTTAATTTTCCAGATCTAAAATATTACTTTCATCTAACAAAGAACCCGTTGGTTCTATATCTTCCATCAAAACTTTCTTCGATGGTTTCTTAACTTGACTAATTAATGCTTGGATTTCCTTTGTTAGTGCAAGTGGTGACTTACGCTTGTCGTTTCTTTGTTTTTTAACAGTCAACGAACCCATATTTTCTTTATGACCAAGTGGGTCACGACCACGTGGATGACTATCTTGACCAAACTTCATACCCACTTTTGGACGACCCATCTTAGCTTCTTCCAATTCTTCTTCTGGAACTTCCTCTAATTCACTTTCTTCTTCAGAAGGTTCTAACGAAGCTAAAATTGTATCTACGTCATCAATTTGTTGCTCTTCTTCCTCTGTTGGTGGTGTTGGCGTATCGTCCGCTGGTTCTTCTGTTGGTGCTGCTCCACCAGCGTCAGGACCACCCGATGCTCCTGGTTGTTGTGGTTGTGCGGCTGCTTCTAATCCTGCCATTCTCTTTACATCTTCTTGAATTTTCTTTTGTTCTTCTGCAATTTCATCATCAGACAATTCAAGAATATTATGGTAAATCCATTCATGCGACAACATCTTACTATCCATAATTTGTGTTGCCACACCAACCTTTTCCTTCCACAAGTTTAATTTTTCTTGTTCGTAAACAACTGATGGATTGGTAAGTGATAATTCAAAGTCAATTAAATCTTCATCAGTAAATCCTTGGACATACAAATGAATGATTGCAATCTTAGTCAATTCCGACACCATTACTCGTTGTACACGTTCAATAGTACGTGCGAAACGAACGTCTTGCGCCGCCAAGGTTGCCTTACCATTAATATCTTCTTCGTATCCAATAAATGACTTCGGTACTTTGAATGCTGCCATTAATTTATTACGGAGGTATTCGATATCTTCAATTGCGTTGAATTGTAGACCTGGAAGATTTTGGATATCTGTTCCAGAGTCTTTACCACGAACTGGCATGTAGAAATCTTCGGTAATATTTTGCATATTGTATCGAAGATTGTAATCACCCGTTTGTGGGTCAACTAATGGTGTTTTCTTCATACGGTCGATGATACGGTTCATAAACGTATCGATTTCTGCTGGTGGAATATTTCCAATATCGACCAAAATCTTACGCTTATCTGGTGCTCTCATAATACGATGAATTAACATCGCATCTTCCATCAATTGAAGTTGCTTCCACACACGGCGACCACCTTCAACCATACTCTTACCATATGGAAGGAAGTTGGTGTCTGCTAACATACGGAAATGTGCTATTTCGTAATTATCAAATTCTGTCTTACCCAAAGCAAGAAAGTCATTTTCAATCTTAAACTTGACTGAGAACGGATTACCTGGGTCTTGACCTTCGATACGAATGGTTTCATAAACAGAAAGTGGTAATACGTTCACGATACCATATTCTGGGTCGATGTCAAGATATAAAAAGAAATCTCCATACTTTACCATGTTTCTGACCCATGGCCAGAGATTGAATTCAATATTCAATACATCATAGAACAAGTTATGAAGAATTTCTTGGATTTGCGTATTTTTTGAATGGATAGTTAGAATATTACCGAATTCGTCTTTAACGGTTGATTCATCTGAGTAGATATCCATTACTGACGAGATAATTGGGTCATTATCCATCATGTCATAATCACGGAACAATTGAAGTCGTGAGCCTTGGAATGCGGCCGCAGCTTCATATCGTCCGTGTGAAGAACCATATCCACCCGTCATAGACGAATAGACGCGGTGGTATCTATCAATACCGCGTCTGTTGATAAACGATTGAATATTGTCTGTGTCGGCTACTTTAAGTCTTTTTCCACCAACATTACGAACTACTGTGTTAGTAGAAAAAAGTTTCTTTAGTCTGCCAAATATGCTGTTATCAGCCATAACCCCTCAACTTTTAGTAGATATACAATTCGTCTATTGACTTGATAACCATTTCGAGAACTGTTGTATCTAAACCCTTCGTTGGTTTTTGCAATAGACTATTTAATGTTTCACGTAAATCACGAGCTGGCATGACCACGGTTGCTAATTCGGTCATATGCCATTCAGACATCGTGTTGTAATTATATGGCATTTCATTCACCTTGGTAATACCTGCCAACAATTCTGCTGCCATCTTCATTACTTTATCTTCTTGTGCTTCTTTCAAAGTTGGAACCAACTTTTCAAGTAATGCGACTAAACGCATTGAATTGATGCGGTTTTGCTTACCTGCTTCTGTGATTAAATCTGTGAGCTTAATCATTCTTTTTCTCCCTATCCAATGCTGTTCGCATTTTCTTAACATCTTGTGGTTTAGGTGCTGCATTTATTGCCCCACCAGGTCCTACGAGTTGTTCTGCTTTCTTTTTTTCTACATGCTTCATTAATAACGAATAATACTTTGGGTTTTCTCTTAAATGTGCAGCTGCGATTTTTGCAGTCTTGACCACATTACCGTGGGTCACATCTTGATGTTCTAACTCTGTATTCATTCCCAAAAAGAATTCTGTTGGGCTGAAGTTGTAACCCATTTTGGTTAATATTGTATCGGAAGTTTCTCGTGAAATCTTCTTTTTCATATTACCAAGTCCTACATGCCCAATAACGAGCTTTTGTTCTTGGACCTGGATTATCACAGTTGTGTCTTGCACGGAATGCTTTACGACGAGAAGGAATATTTTTTTTAATTTTCATCGTCTTTTCACCACGCTTACGAGCGGATGAACCACCGTGACCAAAACTAACCTTCTTAATATTGCCACTCTTTGGGTCACGAACATATACCTTAAACTTCTTGGTATCTCCTCTCATAATCTTTCCAAGAGGAACCTTACGACCACGATATTCTGCTTCACCAAGTTGATCTTCGTGTAATCCTTCAAGAACTTCTATTAAACATTCATTACAGAATTCACCTTCGTGTATTTCATCCATTCCTTCCGAACCAAATTGGTCACGTTCATTATCTTGGTCTGGTTTGAAGTCGCTATCCGATGTGACTTCACTTTCGGGACGATGATATAGTTCTTCTACTGGAACACAGTTAGGAACCATCTTACCATTTAGTTCCTTCATTCCAACTTGCTTGTATCCATCCCAACAAGCTTCACATAGAATATCAGCCAATCTAATCATATTTGCTCTCAAAGTCAAGAGTTTTATTTCTTTTTAAAGGTAGAAACCATCGTTGGTTTTCCACCTGGATTTCCTGCTTTTCTCTTTCTTACTACAGCTGACCGCTTTTCACCCTTAGTCATTGCTGCTGCGGAACGTGCTGGTCTACACTTTGGATATTTGGCCGAACCACCTTTACGTTCTTTTTTACCAGCCGAAGCACCACACGGTGGATGCTTTCCAGTTTTTTTATCTTTTCTGGAAATATCCACCCATTTTTGCTTCAACCACTTACCCAATTCACCTTTTGGTTTATACTTCTCATCCAAAATATCTTCGGTAAGTTCAACTAAAATATCTTGTAATTTCATTACTTTAAGAACTTCAACTTGTAAATCGTAGAATTGACTAGTGATGACATTTCATCTACGATATTATTAAGGTCACTATCTTGTGGTAATCCTTTACGAACACTATCAATATAGGTTGATAATCCAGTAAAATACTTGACTACTTCATCACCTTCAAAGTATTGCTTTTGTGGAGTATAACCACGAATGATGCCATAACGACCTTGAAAATTTTCTGCGTAACTATCTATCAAATCTACAATATCTTCATAATACGAATTTAATGCCTTGTGAGCAGCATATGATGAAGTTTGTAAATGGAAGATATGTGCTTGGTCACGACTATTGAATAGTGTGGACAAAAACTTTGCAACGGTTTCCATTACTTAGCTTCCATCGGTGGGTTCATATCCATACCCTTATCACCGTATTCATGATAGTTAGTATTTGCTTGGCTGATGAAGTTTTGTGCTTGTGAAACGTGGTCTTGAATCCATGCTGGAATGTCCTTTTCACCTTCACCCATCTTACTCTTTAATTCGGTTGCATTCTTGATGATGTCATCTAATGCATTATGTGCCATAGATACTTCGTGATCTTCACCTTCTGCACCTTCTTTCTTCATTGCCTTACCGATTGCATCACGGCGAGCTTGTAAATACTTGTCAGAAGAGTCCTTATCACCGTCATTATCGATATCACCATCTTCTTGACCAACTGGGTCCATTGCTTCTAATTGTGCAATAAGTTCATCAAGCTTTACAGATTGTTCTTCGGAGAGTTCTGTTTCTTCTTTTAACTTTTTTAAAGTCATAGCCAAACGTGCACGTTGACCTAATTTACCACCCTTTTCAGCAGCTGCCTTTAACTTACCTGCTGGAATTGGTTCATCTGCTGCAACTCCAAGTTGCTTCTTTAATGCACCTGGCTTCTTGATTGCCTTTTGTATCCATTTTTCTTCTTCGTTCATCGAACCAACTGGTTTTTCACCAATTGCTTTGATACCAGGTATTAATCCCATTAATCTAATCATCGGAACTCTCCAAAATGTTAAATACTTTTCTGACCTTTTTCTTTTGCTACTAAATATCGTTTATATAAATCTCTCTTTGCCTTCAACATCTTATCTGTTAAATCCACCTTTCCATCGTTATTGATGTCCGCATCCTCTTGACCCATAGGGTCACGGCGCTTGTGTGGAATATGATATTCTTCCTTCTTTCCCTTCTTCCAACCACCACCCATACTCTTGTATTTCTTTGCTGCCCATAGATTTGCGTATGCGGATGGATAGACCTTGAACTTTGAACGAGCTGCCGCCTTTGCTCGTGCCCATTTATCAGGACTGGTTGGAATATTCTTTTCTAATATTGCTGATATTTCTTCCATCTTTTGAAGTCGTGGGTCTGCGAAATCACTTTCAGTTTCCTTGTATCCACCCCAAGGATATCCTTCTTCTTGACCGCATCCACAATCTGCTTCGTGGAGACAATCACAATCCTCAAAAATATATGAATAATATTCTCTGTATTCCATTACTTTTTACCTTTTTTCTTACCGTCGATTGCTTTATTGGTTGATGCTGCCCAGAGATATGATTTCCAATCATCACCGAACTTATCCTTGAAATAACGAAGTGCACGCTTATTCTTCATCAACTTCTTACCGATACCATCACGTTTGGTTACTTGGTCCTTCGACATCTTACGTGGTGGTTCCCGACTTGCCACGGTGCGTTCATCTAATTCAGCACTATGTTCTGAAATGGTATTTTCTTCTTTATTCTTAGCCATATACTGCGCATACATTCTTGCCGCAGCTTTACGACCTGGATGATCCTTATCGTATCCCAATAATGTCTTGACGGTAGCTTCACCTTCGGTTCCATCTGGGTTCTTGTACTTGACCTTTTGTGACATCATAGATTGTTTTGCCATTTGCTTCTTAAACAAATTTGCTCTTTGCTTATCCACGGCATCCTGGTCAGCCTTATTCCATCGTGGTGATGGATCATCATCTGGGTTTTTCGTATCCCATTCTGCCATGATATTATCTAATTCTTCACGGATAATTTCTAAAAGTTCATCTTTGGTCATATCTTATACCGGTTTAGATTTTGTGACACCACCGCGTTTGCGCTTTCTACGTCCTGCGCAATGTGCTTTTTGGCTGAAACCCTTTGGATTACTGCAATTTATAGACTTTTTGTACTTCTTTGTCCATTTTTCGGTCAATAAAATATCAACTAATTTAATCATAGTTAAATCCAATAAAAACACTACATTATAAATAGTGTATTATCCTAGTAACCACGATATATTTTCCTTTTTACCACCAATATCCATTTCGTATGGATTGTGCGTCATATTGTTGCTTGTATAGACATGACCGATGACGTTGTACTTTGTCTTGTCTATCGCCAACTTCGTCAATTCTATACCTTCCTGACGCAAACGGAGGGCGGTATCACGAACCCACAGACCGATACAAAGTGCCATCGTCAAGTCATCATTATAACCAGATAATGCCTCTGGTCTACCATTCTTCCAAATAAAAGTTTCTAATTCAGCACACATACGAGATGACCGAATAGTAAAACTATTTTCTAACATATATTCTTTTAATCGTGCGATAACTAACGGACGGGTGCGTTGAGATGTAGTGAATCCAGGTACCATATTTCGTTCTTCACGATAATATCGACCTGTCATTTGATGTTCTACGTCCACGTATTGTAAGTCTTTGGACATATAAAAGAGATTTCTATATCCTCTATCTATGACCTGCTGAATAGCATTCCATCCTATACTACTATTTTCTGGAATAAGAAGTGCGTCATTATATTCCGTTGCGATAGACACTAACATATTCCCGAACTGTTTGGTTTCTACCTTCCCCTTGTATTCTGCTACTTGGGTTGAGGTTTCCACATCAATCACGTGGAAACTGGAATAGTCCTCACCATCTCCACGAGCAATGTCGGCAGATACTATATAGGATTTTCCAGGTTGTGCATATTCCCATACCCAAAGGTTTCCATCAAATCCACCTTTGGTAATTGGTTCTTGGACAAATGTTGATTTATAAAATTCTATGATTTCTGGTGGGATGACTGTATTACCTGAGAAGATGAAAGATGCGTCATGTTCTTGGGACGCTTGGAGTTCTCCCATCAGTTCCGTTTGACGGTCACGCCATGCTTGGTCACGTTCTGGGTGTACTCTCCAATCCAACAAAATAGGATTGAAATTATTTTCCTTTGTTTCTGCTTGCATCCACATTTTATGGAAGAAATTACCCACACCATTCGGAGTAGATAATAAGATAGCTTGACCACCCGTTGATAAGGTACTGGATGCTGCGGTCCAGATTATATCCGCGTCATCAATAAACGCCGCTTCGTCCAGAATAAGAAGAGACAATGCTTCCGAACGTCCGGCGTCTTTACTACTTGCTACCGCCTTGATTTGTGACCCGTTGGTAAATTGTAATGATAGTTTATTATCCGTGACAATTTCACCACGAAGCCAAACTGGAAGGTTTTGATGCATGAACCGAACTTTGGTCACCAAGTTCTTTGCAGTTTCTTGTTTGGTTGCGATAACAAGGATATTTTTATCTTTGTGGAACAATAACATCCAGAGTGCGTATCCAGCCACTAATGTTGAAATACCAATCTGACGGCCTTTTAACACGATGTTATAATCAAAGTTCATAAAATCGTGTAATGACTTTTTCTGATAGTGGTATAAATCAAACAACATTCGACCACGAACGGGATGTTGAATGTACGAATACTTTGATAAGAAGTATGCAGGATCAACCGCACACTTCTTATATTCTTCTTTAATTCGTTCTCTTAACTGCTGTGCAGTTGCGTTCATAAAAACCTCTTACTTGACCACCAATATTGAAGTTCCAACACCCATAGCGACACCAACTAAGAATGATGCCTTACGACTTGGTAACTTAAATCCGAACATACGGTTAGGGTTCTTTGGTGCTGGTGGAATTAAATTAATGACTGCTTGGAGACTATCACCACGTATCAGTGCCATCCGTAATGCATTATCCTTACTTTGTAATGCACTTTGGAGTTCTGTGACTTGTCCATCTTGTGCTGCGATGGTTTCTTTTTGTTTTGCGATAATAGAGTCTTTGAGTGGTAAGACTTGACGAGCTAGTTCTAATGTGTCAAGAAGTGTTTCTTTCATCACCTCTGCTCGTTCTTCCATACTCAACGTTTCATTTTTTAATGAGTTAACTTGGCGACCGAGTATCTTTGCTCGACTTTCTGCTGCTCTGGATTCGTTATCCGCGATGACGATTTCTGCCTTCAAACTATCTGCTAATTCTGTGACTGAATCTGCCTTTGCTTGAAATTGTTTATATTCTTCAATATACTTGTCCATCGCATCATCACTTGTACTGTCTTGCCAATACAACGCACCGGCAAATACTAGTAGTAATCCTAATAGTTTAACCTTCATATTATTGCTCCTGTGTTTCATAGTATTGTCTGATTTCTTCTTCACTCATACCAGACTCAACCATATCCAAATGTTTTTGTAGTTTGGTTATTTCTTCTGCTAAATCTTTTCTAACAGTATCGATATCCATATCCCACTTTTCAATCATCAAAATTTTTTCGTTATCGGCGTGGATAAATTCTGGTTGCGAGAGATTATCGTGATAACTTTGTAATTCTTGTATTTTGTCCTTGATTATTGCAATATGATTTTGGCGACCTTTTTCAACAACTACATCGTGCCACTTACCAGACTTTTTTAATTCCATTTCTTCTTTTAACATACATTCGTGGCAGTGACCTGCTTTCTTGTATGCCTTTAGATGAATACCATTTAATGGTGTTCCACACTTTGGACACCACCACGGAGTTTTGAAACCATCTAATTTCGTGACGGATTGAATGACACCATTCTTTCTGGTCCATTTCTTTCCGTCCACATCTTCCCATACCTCACCTTCTTTTCGTTCTACTTGTTGAGGTGTCCATCCAAAGGTAAGTTTGGTATCACCTTTTTTCATTACCTCGCCAATTTTTCTTCTTACATCACCTAATGCTTTTTCATCCATTCGTGCCATAATAACCTCTTAGGTTTGTGCAAATCTCTTTGCTCTTTCTTGTGTACCGAAATATCGTACTTGGTTCTTTTTATTTTTACCACCAAAGTTTCCACCCTCTGTTTCCCAGGTTTCCCCAGGTTTGTAGAATGATGGGTCTTTTGGTGTTGGTTTTGTTTTTGGTTGTTTCTTTGCTGCTGGTTCCTTATCCTTTATCTTAGCCTTTGCAGCCTTTTCACCACCGTGTTGTTGTGTCAACTTTAATGCTTCTTCGGAGTCGGTAGTGACTTTAACAATTTTCTTAAAGATGTCTGGGTCAAATTTTCCATATATCATCGTAAAAATTTCTTGCTTTGCTCTATCTGTAATTTTTGGATTGCCAAATATTGCTCGTACTTGGGTTCCACTAATATTCTTACCTTGGAGTTGAAGTTGCATTTCTGGTGCGATGATGTAGTATCCTTGCTCACCATATCCCTTTCGTTCTGCATCAGGAACTTCATCATAATTTTTGAAATATTTTCCACCCGTCAATCGTTCAGAGTCCTTTTGACTGACCGCAGTTACGTAAGTAGTATCTGGTGGTAGTTGTCCCAATATTTCTTTTGGTGAATATGGGTTTTTAACTTGTACAATTCTATCTTCTGGAATATCAAACATACGAGTAATAATTTGTTGCTTTTCTTTAAAACCAAATGGTGATTTGGTTGGGTCTGTCTTATCACTTGTTGCGATATACACATTATCTTTACCAAATTTCTTGACCAGTGCTTGATAAATACTAAAATGTCCTGCGTGGAATGGTTGGAACCGACCAGTAAAGATTGCCACCGTTCGTTTTTCACCAGTTGGTGTTGTGGTAGTTTGAGTGGCTACCTTTGGTTCTTCTGCTGGTTTTTCTTCTGGTTCTTCCACTTCCTTTGCCTTTCCACGACTAAACTTCATCATACCGAGGATTTGATTGACGGGAGCAAAGGTGCCTGTAAATTTGTATGGTTTACCCTTGTACATAAACACAATACCTTCACTTGGTACTATGTTTTCTATTCCCAAATCATCCAATCGTTCGATTTGTTTTTGTAAGATAGCGAGTTGGTTTCTATCACCAGTTTCTTTAACCGCCTTGATTGCATCTATTAATTCTTGTTTTAACATTGCCGCAGCTTCTGGATTATTAGCCGCTAATAAGTTGGTGACTCGTCGTAATGTATCTACCCCGACCTGTAAAAATACCTTTTCTACTGGACGAACACAAGCCTTTTGCATATCAGCAAGTTGTTCTCCTTCGAATTGTCTAAACCATTTTTTGGTTTCAGGATCTTCAAAATCCTTGACCCCGATTGCTTTTTTATCACCAGTTGCCCAACGGAGTACTAACTTTTCTTTTTGTTCATCGGTAAGATTGACCCCCATCTTATCAATTTCTCTTCTCCACCAAGCCTTCTTGTAATCTTCCAAGGTACTCTTATCATCAAGGTCAAATTCTTGTTGTAATCGTGCCAAGGTTGCCCCATATTCTTTCATCTTTTCCATATTTCGTGCCGTATCTGCATCACTAAATGAAATAGATTGTGGACCTGATAAGCCGAAGGTCTTTTGTTTTTGTGCATTCACTGCTTGTAATTGTTGATCAAATACTTTACCATCATCAATATTACGACCAACTTCTTCACCATTTTCGTCGTATTCGATAGTTCCGTGAAATACTAATACAGGTTTATCGTATGGAATAACATTTTTGGTATCTGGAAAGATAACTTCCAAGTTCATAAACTTACGACCTTCACCAAACATCTGTTCTCTTTGTTCTGATGGAAGTGCATCCACCGCTGCTTGTAAATCTTCCGCCGCACTGGTAAATGATTTTTCGATTGCCCCACGACCTGCGAACATACTACGAATACCCGCAACATCAAGCGCATTCTTACCAAACCCCTTGATTTGACCTTTATTACGAGCAAATACTACTCGACCATCACGAACACTAAAGGTCAAGTTTTGTCCATCAAGTTTTTCGGTCACGGGTGCTTCTTGGTCTAAACTACCGACCAACCCGCGCTTAATCATTTCCTTGATGTCTGCGAATGTTAAACTATCATCTTCGTATGGATGTGCCAAATGTCCCGCAGCACCACCTTCTACTATCAATCTCCACGGACCATTTGGGACAAGTCCTTCATACAATTCCGAAAGATAGACATATTCTATATTTTCGTTTTTCTTATCTCGTCCGTGGTCTTTACGAGCTAATTTCCATTTACCATTTTGTGCACCATTTGGATGATGCACATCGTGGTTTTTCATCTTTGACTTGCCGTACTTCTTGATTGCCTTCTTGCGGTCGCGGTTACGGGCAACGCGGTCATCCTGAGTCTTTTTAAGGTACTTTCGAACTTTTTCGGGATGACGCTTATTGTATCTCCGCATCCGTTCCGTGCTAGACAACGCTTCTTTCTGTATGAATTCATCATCGTGCTCCGGACCAAGTGAATAGGGATAAACCATTCCTGCTTCATCTGCACTACCACCTTCACCTGCACCTGCGTCTGCACCACCCGTGTCACCGCTGTCTGTTGGTGGTGGGGTTGTTGGTTCTTCTTTTGGTTGCTCACCAGTTTTTATTACACGAGGATATAATGGATAGAAAAATCCGTATCCCTTAATTTTCTTCTTAGCCTTCTTTCTCTTCTTGGTAGCTTCATCCAACGTATCGGTATTTGTAATAGTTAATTCATTTACTAACGAAGGGGCAAGCTTTGCTACAAGAAAATTATGTTGTTCTACATAATCGTCTAGTACTAATACTCGTTCAAAAAGTTTGTTTATGTCCATTATCTTGAACCAGAGAAAAAGGTTGGTATTGATTGTACGTTTAAATCTAGTGCGTTATTATTGATGTCGAAAAAGTCAGTTTTAAACACAACACTAGAACTTATCTGTGTTGTGTTTGGTATTGTAATAATAACTTCGTCAGGACTAAATGCGTACTCTTCCGCAACCTTTAATGAAACATTTGCAAATTGCCAAAAACCATTATTGACCACAAATCGTAATCCAGCACTACCACTTAATGGAACAGAGAAATTGAATGTTTTGTTTGGGAAATATCCTACTTTTCCATTCGTAGTTATCGACCCAATTTTCTGTCCAAAAAGATTATTACCCGCTATTGCAGATCCTGATAAATATACATCCACTGCGTATTGACTTGCTGTGAATGCGTATGATGCCGATGTCGTATACACATAACTATCAAACTTTAATGTGTATTCCGATGTAGGGAATAACGCAAACTCTTCTCTAGTCCCAATAAAATAACTACTTGTTGGTGTCACGGCATATGCAGCATCTAATATATAATTATCATCTCGACTTAAGCTTATATGAGTAGATGCGTTTAATGTATCATCTCCATATGATGCATCTGGTGTACTGGAACCTGTGGTGTCGTGTGCGTACCAACTAGCCGTTAATATTGCTTGCGTATTAAATGTACCAATTGGTTGTTCTATACCAGTTTGTCCTACAGAAGCAGTGACTAGTAATTCTCCAACGATAGTCGGTGTGTCTGAAATGAAACCAAAGTCCGTTTGTGAACCTGCTTTTTTGTTTGATGTTTTAATTCTAAAAATTTCACCACTAATTGTATCAAGATTTACAATACGAAGTTTTGCAAACGATAATATACTACTTGTGACCAACGTAGAACTTTCACTAATATAAGAATAATTTATAGAACCTGTTATGGATTTTGCTGTACGTACATATGTTGTTGCTGATGCTGTATATATCGTTTCACCGATTTCATACGCACCATTTTTTAAAGGGGTAATGTTTAAAATGGTTCCATCTACTGAACTTGTAATATTGTTATCAGTAAACGATCTAGATGCGTTTTGAAGTGTTAGTGTTAAATCCAAAGATGCGGTATGTGATTGTAATACTTCAATAGATTCTGTTGTTGCTGGTATGGTACCTGTGTATTTTCTTTGTTGTAGTGTAATACTTCCTGTTATCTTTGGTGATAGATGAAATGATCTAAATCTCACCGCTTCACCATCATTAGTTAACACGATATATCCACGTGGTTTGTTTAATACTTCTTTTGGTTTTAGTGTAATGTTTGATAGAGGTACATTAACAATAGACTGAGATAATAAAGAACCCGTCAACAACAGTTCATTTAGTATTATCTCAGGTTGTCTTTTTATTCTAATACTTGTTTCGTTTCTTGCTTTGGGTTCTATAACCAATTTCTTTTGCCAACGAAGATTTCTTTGTCCTACCCACTCGTTAGGAATTGGACTACCATTTGCTAATTGTCTTGCTGTACCTAATATCGTTAACGTTGCAGCACCCCGTGGGGTATTTTCGTATATTTCAACTACAACAACTCTTGAACCTGCTTCTGAGAAGTTTTTAATAGCTTCAACATAAATTGGATTACCATCAACATCTAATATTTCAATAAAAATATCTGTGTTGGGTTGGAGTAATCCTGTTCCTGTGATAAGGAAGGCATTACGACCTCCTGTGAAATAGCTATTTAATTTTTTTATATTAAAATAAACGGATTCTTGGCTCGTGTCTTGTATTAAGACAGGAACCGCATTTAATCCTTGTTTAAATAATGATCTTCTAATTCGTGGCATAGTCTCTCAACGTGAATACTACTCAATATAAATAGTTATCACGATTGGATATAGGAGAATCCGTCCTCTCTTTTTATCTCAATTAAATTGTCTACCATATCTCTGACCGCATCCAAATGACTGATGACAATAAGGAAGTCGAACTGGGCCTTTAGGATACCGAATAGAGTGTGCATCGAACTCAAGTTTTCCGCGTCTAATGTCCCCAAGCCTTCATCAATAATCAAGAAGTTAGACTTTGGGAGGTTGGATGCGTTCATTAATGCTACACGGATTGCCAAACTACTAATGAACCGTTCCATACCTGATGAGTTTTCCAGCGGCCAAATGCGGTCATAGTCGTAGTTTAACTTACCAACGATGTTCTTTCCATCTACTTCGAGGGAAATAGTAAAGTCCACAATCTGTGTTAAAATATTATTTATTTCAGCTTCGATATTAGGGATTGCCTTACTCATCAATTCGTATGGGATACCATCACGACCGACTGCTTCCATATAATACTTGTACGCTTCGTAAGTATTCTCCAACTCTTCAGCTTCCTTAATCTGGTTCATAATATCGGTCTTTGATGCTTCTAATACCTTGACCTCACCGTGGAGTTCACGGATGACCTTTTCCATATGGTCTGACTTTTTCTTAGCTGCCGTGATGTCGTGTTCGACGAACGAGATTTGTTTATCAATATCTAAATTGTGTTCAATATTTTCTTTGTTTGACCGATGAAGTTCGATATCGTTTTCCACTTGCTCTCGTTTGCGGTCACACTTCTCAATATTCGTAATTAACTTCTGGATTTCCAATTCCACCCCATCTGCCTTCTTCTGGAATTGTTGGATATCCGTTTGTAGTTTCTCATAGTTCCTACATAGATTAACCTTTTCGACCAAGGGTTCCATCTGGGTCTTGATTTGTTCGATAGCTTCTTCTTGGTTGGATTGAAGAGCATACAACTCAATTAGTTCATGAGTGACTTGTTCTGCGTCATCAATTACCGACTTATTGTTTTCTACACAGACATCACAGTTTGGATTATACTTGTAGCTTTCCAACTTGGTCTTAAACTTTTCCTTTTCCCCAATCTTGGAAGTGGTCAATTTAAGTGCAGATGACCCTTTGTTAAATAGTCCAGATAGTCTATCGTATTCACTTACCGCTTGTCGTAATTCTGGAAGGTTTGCATCTAACAACTCTTTTGTTTGTTCTGTGATATACTGATTAAGTTTTTCTAATCGTTTCTCAGCTTCCTGCTTACCTTCTTCATACGATGTCGCAAGTTCTATGGTCTTATCTCTGGTCGATAAGAGTGTATCCATATCTAATTCAATATCTGGAACAGGTTTCTTTTTACCTTGGAGTTCCCGTAAGTTTTCGTAGAGGGTTTCCTGTTCCTGTTTGACCCTTCCAAAAATACCTTCTACCCGTTCATGTTCCTCACGGGTAGCTTCCAACTTCGTCTGTGTATCAGATAGTGTCTGGGTAAAGTCTATCTTCTTAAACTTACGAAGTGCTCCGGAGATTTCCTTCATCTCGTCATTTGCTGTGTCGCATAACTTATCGAAGATACTTAATCCCATAAACTGAATAAGAAGGTCTTTTCTTTCACTATGTGATTTGTCGATGAAGAGAGCATTACTCGTTTGACCACTCAATGCGGTCAATACGAAGTCCTCATAACTACCAACATAATTACGGATATTGGCGTTCGTATCTCTACGGTCCTCACCATTCAAGGAGGTGTGTGTTCCGTCCTCATTTTCCTTCCAAAAAGACACATCAACCTTGACATCACCATTCTTCTTACGAGTTCCCGTTCTACGAATGTAGAAGATTTCATCGTTGATTTCAAACTTTAATTGGCATGTGAATTCGTCCTTACGATTATTCATAATGTGGTCACCACGGAATGCACGTGGGGTCTTATCGTAGAGACAGAAAATAAGTGCGTCCATAGATGAACTCTTACCCGTAGCGTTCGGTGCGAACACTCCGTATATTCCCTTCATCTTCCCGAAGTTAATGATATTGTCCTCACCATAGGAGAACATATTGGAGAACTTCAGTTGGATAGGACGCCAATTCACATTACGAGAATGGTCCTCGTGATTGATGGCATTATTGAGGTTCTTATTGACCTCCAACACTTGCTTCATCAAATTTGGACTGATGGTATTATCGTAGGTCCGTTCTAACCAATCTTGGATAAGAGTATTCTGGAGATTGACATTCTGAACATCCATTACTTCCAATCCACTCTTTAACTTCTCTCGTTCCGTGTTATCGTGTCTGGACTTATTGATACTCAATTCAATAATGTTGTGTTGCTTTCTCAATACCGACACTAACTTCTTGACACCCGTAGTATCTAAGGTACCCGTAAAGATACGCATACGAACATTCTTTGGTACGTCTGTTAGTACAGGTACCTTTCCGTTCTTGACTTCCAACGTATAATATCCAAAGTTGTTTGGGAGTGGTCTAAACTGATGCGTAAGGGTTTGCATATCCCACAAACACCATCCGTGATTATCTACACTTTCTCCGTGGTTCTGTTGGATGAGTGACGAGGAGTATACTACAATTGGTTTTCCATCACTCTTCTCTTGGAGGATTTGATAACGATGGATGTCACCCAACAATACCATATCAAAACCGTTGAACGTAGACACCTCAACATGCCGATTGGTAATCACATATCGTGCATCTGTTTGTGCACCGTGGACAGGTCCGTGGTAGAGAGCAACCTTACGACGAGAGGTGCAGTCCTTATAGGTTGGCCATGATTCCTTATCGTCGAGGATGGAATATACTGCGAAGTCGGTGTCACCAAATGTATAGATACCAGAGTTTTTAAGATAATACAGATTAGGATGATTGATACTTGTAACCAACGGAGTCAAACTATCCAATCTATTCATATTGGAAAGGTTGAGGTCGTGATTACCTGCGATAATAATCGTCGGTGCGATATCTGCTAACGACTTTAGGAACTCCGTTGCCATCACCACCATCTCAGGACTCATATCCGTCTTTGCGTGGAGAATATCACCAGCAACGACAATAACCGAGTCGGTCAAATCTTCTTGACGCAACTGGTTATAAAGGGTTTCGAAACATTCACGATATTCATCGTGTCGCTTGAATAATCGAATATGAATATCTGCTAGGTGAACTATTCGTCGTAACTTACTGAATGGGACATCGATAATTGTATGTTTCATGTATTCTGTAACCTACTTTGTATAAAGTCCTTAAATGTCGATTGCTTGGCGTTGTTAATAAACTCCCAAGTCTTTTGGAACCCAAGTTCTCCGGCATCACCACCACTCACAGAGACTTGGGATACATTCATCCCGAACGACTTCAACTTCTGTTCCAGTTGGAGTGCTTCGGTTCGTGCATCATCGTCAAGAAGAATATACACAGTCTTGACTTGATTTTCAAGTAGTTTGACTTCTAATTTTTTTGGTAGGAATTTTCCCAACATCGGGATTGCATTTCGTCGAACTGAGATTGCATCGAATACTCCTTCCACTAGTACAATCGGTTCGTTCCAATTAATCTGTTCTTCAAATACCACCACATTCTTTGATACAGGTGGGTTCTTGTATTTCATATTTGTGTCGTGATATGCTCGTGCGACAAAGTAATTCAACTTCCCATCTACCCCATATGAGGGAACGATAATACGACCACCATATTGACCCGACTCACAATATCCCATACGATAACGGATGATGTCATATCCAGAGATGCCACGCTTCTTCAAATAATTGATTGCGTGCTTATATTCAAAACTATCAACAGGTTTCCAAAGTGGTTTGAACTCGTATGGAAGATGTAACTCAACTACTTCATCACTTGTATCTACGTAACTCTTAATATCATCGTCATTCAAACACTTCTTCAGTTCTTTTATCTGTGCTGGAGAGACATCTAACTTCTTGAATAGTCCAATTAGATGATTACCACGTGAACCACATACCCAACACTTCCACTTATTCTTTAGAACATTAACCGCAAACTTCTTCTTGTGATGATGGCAAAACGGACAGGAGAAATAATGTTCCCCCTTGCCCATTTCCTTGTAATCACCGAGTATTTGCGATAAAAGAGATATTAGATTCATATGTTGAAAACTAACATCTCTTTATCAAAAAATCAAGTGTTGATTTATTAATTTGTATTTTTTGGTTTGGTCAATTCAAAGAAATGGTCTGCTTCTATAATAGCATATGTTTTTGTATTGTTCCGTTTAAAGAACACTACTGGATGGGTATTTTCTTTGGTATTGGTTTCTGCTTGTTGTAGGGCGGACCAGATATTCACCTTTTCTTGGTTCTTACATTCAGGAGAATACGGAAACACTTTCCGAGCAGCTGGGGACAGTTTAATGTCGGTCCCACTATCACCCATCAACGTAGATACTACGTCATCAGGTTCAAGCTGTGGAAAGTGTTCGAGTATTAAGTCACGGATTGCATTTTGCAACCGCTTACCTTTATTTTTTGCACTTCTTGCCTTCATCGTAACCTCGTCTATATTAGACGTTATATGTTAATACTAATCCTAATGCTGTTTGTTGTTCTGTCTTATATTGTTTTGTTGAGTCGGTTGCTAAATAACGATGCACCAATTTTGAATTGTATGTGTTACGAAATGCATCGTTAGCAAATCGATTATATGAATCAAACGCGTTGTTTTCTATTGTTGCGGCACCAACTGGATTTCCGGTAAAGTCCGAATTTTGAGTTGTTGGAGATTTTGCAAATCCTTGCACACTTAATGATGGTTTATTTACATCGAATCCATCTTGATACGTATTTGGAAAAAAATCCACCGCATTTTCTTGACGGACAGTTTGTTCTGTGTTCGATTGTTTTCTAACACTAAAGTTCTTCGAACCACCTGGAATAGTGTTCAAACGTGAATATTGTGAACCATTAAATAAATTTAACAACTTTGACATGTGATTCTCCACATTAGGTATCAAACTTTACTATAAAAGTTTGGTCTACGTTCTTTGCTCTTGGTACTGGATTTGCTAATGTTGCTATTGCTAATAACTCAAAATTTTTATTATACAATCCAATTTTTGTTACGTATGGTGTTAAACTTCCAGAATCAAATAGTCCAGAGATTGATTGTCCCGAAAGTGCTACAGCCGACGATGATACTTTTGGTATGTAATTAGTATATGTGACTGTTGTAGATCCAGATACATATGACCCTGTAACCGAAGTGTAATAACCTATTGTGTGATTTAACAAAGAAATATCAAATTCTGTTGGTCTTAATTTACAAACTACAGTATGTTCTGTAATCGTAAACGAAGAACTAAATGCCACATCCGTTGATAAAAACGGTGATAACTTAATACCATTTGTTGATATAGACTGTGATGGTGCGGTTTTGTTATTTTTTACTACTGCAAACCCATGCTTGTAGAAAATATTACCCACTACACTACCTGTATTATTTACGTACAGTCTACCATAACCATCATCTAATATCGGAGATGAACCAGAAACTCTAATACTAAAACTGCCTGGTCCTACTCCTTCACCAACTGCTGCGTTTGCAATATTAAACACATACAACGATTCACTTGGTGTAAACTTTGTTACTGCTATCGATGACGTACCATATTCTACAATTGATTGTGAAGAATAAAATGCACGATTTATTAGACTAAACAACGGATACGAATATATACCACTACTTGAATTTAGATATCCCAAATCAACATCACTGGTTTGTTGATACTTCCAATCATCAGAAGGTTGGTCTGCGAAATCTATTGTGACATATTCTGTATTCGTAAGTGACCCAGAGGTAATTGTATAACTCTGGGACACATACGCTACGTAATCATTTTTGGTGTACCCATCACTGTCGAGAGGTTTTACTGCTCTCATAGAACCTCCCTTTGTTCATTAGAAGTCAAGACGAACGCGAATTAATGCTTCCTTATCGAATGACTTTTCTAATGGACGGCTGAGTTTTGCAACTGCCAATAATTCATTTTTACTATTATATAATCCAATTGATGTTGGATATACACGTGGGTCTTGTACGAAATCATCGTTTAAGATTTGACCATTAGTATTATTATAGAACGTTGGATTATTGGTATAATTAAAGTCCTTATTTCTCAAACGGACGAAATAATGTGTTGAAGAAATCGTTTCTGCCGAACGTGCTTGGAAGTCACCACCCAACTTAATTGAACGTAACAATCCATCGTGGTTACGTTGTTCACGACCTTCACCACCATTTGATGTTAATGAACCAGTAAATGGACCAAATGGGATTGCAGTATTTGTTGTATCGTAAGTGAAATCTTGGAATGTACCACAACCAAATCCAGCGGATGCTGATTCGAATCCAACTGTTGGAATGATTGCATCTGGGTTCAATACGATGATACCCAAATCTGGATATACTAAACCAAATCCCTTACCTGCTGCAGATTGACTTGTTAATACTGTACTTCCACTAATACCTGTTAGTGATCCTGATGCTACGTTAAATACGCGACCAGACTTACTGGTTTTTGACTTTGCACTTAATGTTTGACCACTATCGTCGATAAATGTAAATTTACCTTGTGAACCAGATAGTGTCAAGAGCCAGTTACCTGGGTCAAGTTGTTCCTTTAGTCTTGCACGTTGAACGTTGATGACATAAATGTGGTCTGGACTGTTAGTTCCGAATGTGAATAAGTCATCTGCTGGATCTAATAAAATATTCTTATATTGTAGATATGTTGCTTTAGTTGCCAATACTGCCAAATCATCTTGGTCAAGTGTTGGTGAACCGCCACCAGAAATATGACCGTATGCTACAGCGAATTGTACTTCTGCTGTTGTGTCGGTTGCTGGGTTCTTATCATATGCATCAAAGTAATATTCACCACTTGCAGAAATCTGCGTGGCTGATGTGAAGAGGGTAGTTAAACTACCTGTGTCACCAGACCACAAACCAGTTGTAACTGTGGTTTGGTTTGCTGGTACCACATCTTCATCGATGTTGAATGGGACGAAAGTTCTAATTGCCATATGTTAAACCCCTATTATACTGTTGGCTTAGCAGCCACAGAAACGGTGACCGTCTTGGTTGCGCCAGTAAGATTGTTTACAATTGTTAATTGTGTTGTACGGTCAACAGTTAATTCCTTAGCTGTTAAGTTGAAACTGAAGCCTTGTACAACGACTGCGTTTGCAGATGTTGGTTGATTTACATTAAAGAATGGAACGGTAGTTCCTGCTGCAAGTGGTTGTGTTGTAGTCAAAGTTGCTACATTACCATCATAAAGAATTGCTGTGTAACCTGCGGTTGCCAATTCTGCGGTAGTTGTTGGACTGACCACAACTGAGTCGTTGTAGTTAAGTGAATATGAAGAAACACCCAAAGAAATAACTGGAATTTCCTTGGTACCTCTGTCTAATGAAACCAGCTTATATCGCATTGCTTGTGTTTCATCACTTGAGGCTTCGAGTACTGGCATCGATTCGATGATTGAACCATAATATGCCGATCCGAGTGGGTGAGAAGTAGTATATAATGTGTAATCTACTTCGTCATCAGCCACTGCGAACTGAGTGATTTCGAATTCACTTCTGCCCTTCGATAGAAGTTCTCTACCCTTTTTCGTTAACACCGCATCAACTGTGATTGTTGACTTGTTTAGATATCCCATAATTTGTACCTCTCCTGACGTAAATTGTCTAATATAAATATGTTATAGTT